TTGGTTCGTTAGCTAGTGGCATCGAATACCGCCCAGATTGTCGCCGTGGTTTGGAAGAGAGTGTTTGAAAGAGTTCCGAACGGGGACGAGACGATCGACAACCTGTCCCCGGCAGAGAACGCAATCGCGGCAGTGTCGCTGCCCTGGTTCACCGAGCCGGTCTCCAAATCAACGAACAGGTTGGCGTTGCTTCCGTTGATTCGGACGCGGTAACGAATGTCTTCCGTCGCCGATCCGGCGTTACCATGGCGCGCGGTTAGAGCGCGAATCTCCCCGTCCGATGGCGCCACTATCGCTTGCTCATTCGGCGATGCGTCGGCTCCGGTAGTTATAGACCCGGGTAGCAGGTAACGGATGCCTGTGGTGTCGACGTCTCGACAGGCGAACACGAGCGGCACCACCGGCCGGAACTGGTTAACCAGCTCATGAGCGAACGCCTCCCAGACTGCTAATTGAGAATCGTCAAAAGACAGTCCGGTAACGTCGGTCTCGATCGCTGCCTTGAGGGCGGCCCCTAGTATGTTGGCGTGGCTCACGAGATCTTGGTCTCCGTTTTAGCCAGGGCGTCGATCTGGCTCTGGAACGTCGTGAATGCTGCGTTGATCCCTGAGGTGACTCCTCCCCCGACACCAGCCGCGACGGTAGCCACCGCGGAGACGAACGTCGCAAAGACGGTCATGAACTGGATCGCCTTGAAGGTTGGCTCGACCAATCCCTTAGTCCCCCAGGGAATCGCGATGGCGTCGGACAGAGAATGACGCCGGAGGTCTCCAGGGTCTTTCACGGCGCCGCCGGTCGGCTTCCACTTATCGATCGATGACTCCGCCATGATCAGCAGAACCAGATCACCCTTCACCACGGGGACGACGATCCGACCGAGCCCGGCGCCGAAGAAAACAACGGGGACATCGGTGATCACCGGTAGCTCGTCGACGGCGTACTCCCCGGACTCGTCGACGTACGAGTGACCGATCAGAGGCTTCACCGACGCACGCTCGGAGCTCGAGCTGTAAGACTCCACCCGGCCGGGGACCATCGTGTGAACGTCGCGGAGTCGCTCCTCGAGGGTGCCCGAGAACTGCTGTGTCAGGGACGGGATCACAGCGGCTTCGCCTCGACAGATGTCTCCCACTCGGAGCCGTGGGTGTCGCCGAGATGCCGGCAGCTCTCGACCTTGAACAGCCCTTCGACGCTCCGGGACTGGACGTCGATCCGACCGCCGGGCTGGATCGCCGGGTGAAGGGAGATCGAAGCGTGAAGGGTGGGGGGTTTCTGGGGCTTCTCCGGCGACGCGAGCTCGGGGGAGCCGATCATGCCGGTGTCAGCCGAAACGACGATCGGGGCGTCGTCGACGGTGTCAAGGTCGCGGAGGATGACGAGCTGGCCATCCTGAATCGACCACGTCATACCGAAGCGCGCCATCGCCGCGGTCAGGGCACGGCTGGCGGAGCCGTGGAGCGCGAGCCCGGCGACGAACTGGCGATCGAATTCCTTGCCGGATACTTTCGCCTTCAGTCCGAACTGTTTGGCGACTTCTTTGACCAGGTCGCGGGCGGTGACACCTGCGCGATACGAGCGGTTTAACCGCGCGTGCTTGATAGCTCGCTCACCGTCGCCGCACTCGAGCCGGGTAACCCATTCGGTGGCGTCGCGCTTCGAGTACGCGAAGCGGAGATCGCCGGAGAAGATGCGCTCGGTCTCGCCGTCGAAGCCTGCTTCGAGCCGAACGTGGATTCTAGGTTTCTGTACCAACGCTCGCGATCGCTCGGCGAGATTATAGACCTCGATGACTGCGCGGTTCGGCTCCTTGTCGAGATTCTTGTCGATCTCGAAGCGGATTCGCAAGTCACGGATCGTTACCGAGTTGGTAGTGCGAAAGAACGAATCCTTCACTACCTCGGAGATGGTCAGAGACGCCGTTCGTTTGAATAGCCTAGACATCGCTGTAATAGAGAACGATCACCCGGGTGCCGAGGTCGTCGAGCGCGGGCTTGAGTCCGGCGCCGGAAAGGTCGACGGCGAGAAACGTTCCGGCCGGGCGATCGGGGTGAGACGTGACTCCGAGCTTGGCTCCCAGGACGATCTTGATCCCCTGCTTGATAGGGGTGCCTTCGTTCGTGTTGATGTCGAAATACCAGGACTCTTCGCGAGAATTCCAACGGACATCGAGAGCGAAGTCGACCCCGTCGAGCGTGGTGCTCACGCGGTAGTTAGGGATCGATGGGACTAGCGGAAGCTGTACCGGCACTAGATCGCCTCGTTCGGATATAGTGCGGTGACGGCGGTCTTAGCCTGACGTGGGGTCGCGACCTGGTCTGCGCTCTTGTGTCCGCGGTTGACCTTCTTACGAGCCGACGGGATCGCCACGCGAACGGTGGTGCGCTCGTTCGTCTTCAAGACGACTTCCTTGAAGCTGGCGCGGAAGTTCAAGGCTTCCCCCGTGCGCGCGTCCTCGGGGAAGGAGAGCCGCTCGAGAACCATGCTCGTATAGGTACGGCGAGGGGTCTCGACGGTGATAGGTTCTTTGTCGGCGCGAATCTTCTCGAGGTGCGCGCGTGCGTCGGCGGAGGGGAGATCGCCGGTGCGCTCGATGAGCGGGCTATCGGAGACGATGCCTTCGATGGTCAGGGAGATCGGCAGGTCGCGAACGTGGTCGGTAACGTCGGCTCCGTCTTCGACCGGGTACTCGGTGATCTCGGAGTCGAGGGCTGGATCGATCGCCGTGGCGACATCGATCGGAAATCCGGCGATGATCACCATTACTGGCCCATCTCTCTAACCTTCGTGTCCCAGAACTCGACGATCTTGGAGCGCACCATCTCGGCGGTCTCGCGGGCGTCGGCGTTTCGTGCCTCGATGTTCATGTTCAACGTAAGGCTAGGAGCGATTCCGCTAATCCCCATCGGGCCGCTCTGGCGAGCAGCGTTGGAAAGAGAGTGTTCTGGAACTAGAGGCTGGTTCCGGTTACCCAGACCGACGACATCGAGAGCGCGATCGACAGGGCTTCCGGGGGCGCTGGCGAAGAGCCCTCCGCCACCGGGACTGACCTGACCAAAAGGATCGTTAGTGCCGAGTCCTCGGAAGGCGTCGAGATTCGCTCCGACCTCGCCGGGAGCCCTTACCTGCCCAGTTCGCTCTCCCTCCTCGATGGCGCGGGCGCGACCCTCGTTGACGCCGCGCTCCTTCATGATCTGCTTCACTCGGGCTTCGGTCTTCTGACTTCCTCGGGCCAGCGTCCTGCCTAGCTCTTCGTCTTGATCATTCCCGGTGATGCGATCGATGAAACCTTGTAGAGCCTGGAACTTGTCAACGATGTCGGTAGCGAAACCCAGGACTCCCGCTAGCGCCGTCGCCATAGCGTCGACACGCTCCGGCGTGAACGCCTCAGCGATTGCAGTCTTGATGTTATTCCAAGCCTTCTGAACCTTCGCCGCGCTCGAACGCTGGAACTTGTCGTAATCCTCCGCGACGTCGTTTGCATCGCGAGACGAATCGGCGAGCGACTTCCAAGCGCCGTCGACCTTGGTCAGCTGAATGAAAGCGGCTTCGGCTTCCTTCCGTCCCAGTGCTTTGATCAGCTTCGTCGGATCTTTGGCGAGTTCAGAGTTACCAATCGCTTCGATGACCTCCTGGAAGGATCGGAGAGTCTTCGCTCCGGTCTCGGCGTCGACGTTGAACACCTTCACGCCGCTCTTCTCGAGCCTGGAGGCATTCTTCACCACCGCGCCCATCAGGGCTGACAGCTGCGTGGCGGCTTCCCCGGCTGACCCTGCGCCTTGTCGAGTGAGCTGGAGAGCGGCGTTGAGATCAGCGAGTCCTGTGGTTCCAGATCCGCCCTCGAAGCGCTCTGCCAGGGGAGCGATCTGGGCCATGAGTCCTGCGACGTCGCGGAGCTCGATGGCCCCAGCCTTGCCACCAGCGATGAGGATCGAGAAAGCCTTCTCGAAGTCCTCGGGAGCGATCTTGAGATTCTGTGTCATCGCCGCCGCAGACTTCGAGATGTCTCCCATGCTCGCGCCCGACGCTTTGGCGACGCGAGCGAACGTCTCTAGAGTCTGGCTAGCGGCCTTGCCGTCGCCGGTGATGCTGATGAACGACGCGGCTCCAGCAAGCAACTCTTCCTTGGCTACGCCGGTGGCTTTGGAGACCGCGAGGATTCGATCCTGGACTTGCTCCATCGAGCCCATCGCGCCGCGGCTAGCGATGTCGAGCCGGGTCAGCTGCTCATTGAAGTTCAGAGCGTCTTTGCCGGCGTCGAACAGTCCTCGCCCAATGCGCCCGGCGACATTCGTGATCGCCTGGGCGCCAACAAGCCCAAATCCTTTGCTGATGTTGTTTTTGAGACGCTGGAACTTCGACGACGTCTGTTTGTCAAAGTCGTCGATCTTCTTCTTCGCACGAGCCCACTCGGCTTCGTTCGGCTTGATGCCGAGGGTGGCGAAGAGTTCGGCGACGTTCATGATCGGACCTCTTCCCATGCATCCAAGGCACGGCAGGCAGCATCGACTTCAGTAAGCGTCATCGTTCGCACGTCTTCAATCCCGATGAGCCTGGACAACCACAGACGCCAGAGCGGCCAGACGTCGTCGATGTCCTGGTCTAGTTCGAGCTGCTTTCCTCGGGGCTCTTGCCTTCGTCGCTTCCCATGAGCGCGAAGGCGCGCCCGAAAAAAGGGCCGTAATGCACCTCGATCGCGAACTTGATCGCTTCGAGAAGGGCGACCGTGTTGCCGGAGAAAACGCCGTTGATCGATTCATCCGAGTCGAGGTCGACGAGCTTCCCGCCGGTCTCTGCCTGCGCGGAGTGCAGAACCTCTCGACCGATCTCCTGCAGCATCTCGGGCTCGAGCTGCGCCGCCACGGAAGCCGCGAACGCGATCACGTTCAACTCGTTCAGGGCAGCCTGGCGGAGCAATGCATGAGCCCCCAGGCGAGTTAGCTTCGCCAGGAGGGCGAGCGACTTCATCGCAGGGATCGGTCCAACGCGGAGTTTAACCCCGCCGTCTAGCGCCTTCGTCGAGACCATTTAGACCAGCGACCCGCCGACGTGGATGTTGAGCTGAGCGCAGAGCAGGCCCCACTCACGACCGCTGGCGGCGTCTCCATAATCGATGTTCGCGAGACGAACGAGGCGGGCGACCGGCGAAGCAACCAGCGTGGTGCCCAGCAGGTTCTTCATCATCAGCGGTCCGAAGCCCGAGCGAAACAGCTTGTCATCCCTAGCCGCAGCGGAGAGCAGATCGTTGGTGTCCGACTCGGCCTTGAGGGTGAACCTGACGGTGCCGCTCTCGTCCGGGTTGTAGACGAAGGTGATGTCACCACCGGCGCCGGGCGCCATCGACCAGGCATCAACACTGCGCTCGACGTTGACGAAGGTGCCGGACATAACTCCGACGATCGGAATCTGACGCCACGTCAGAACAATCGCCGAAGGATCGTAGGTCTTGGGTACTCCGGGCATTCAGTTAACTCCTTAGACCGAGACCAGTCCAGTGATCTTGCTGACCTTGTGAATAGCGCCGGCTCGAGTCGCCTCCCACGAGATATCTGGGAGCAGTCGGGCCGACTTGTTCGCCGTCGATACATCGGCGACCTTGGGAACGGTGATGACGGGCTCGGGGTCGGCGGCTAGAATTCCCTGAGCGATGGCGCGGTCGAGCGAGCCGCGCACTTCGTTCTCGATGGTGGCGACGCCGGGATCGGTGTACGGGATCTTTTTGGCGAACAGGATCGCGGCGAACACCGAAGTGCCCATGTCGTCCTCGATCCAGTCGTCGCCAGTGGTGACGTCGATGTAATCGCCGTCGCCTCTCGTGCCCTCCCAGGTGAACGAGCGACCGACCTCGGACTTGAGGTAGTTAGCGTCTCGGTTCTGAATGTTGGTGCGCTGGGTCGTCGAGAGCTTCGGCGCGGCCACCCCAGCGAGCTCCTGGTAAGCCCAGGTGATGGTGCCGGGCAGGGCGGGGAGACACTTGCCTAGGACGCGGGCGCCGAGCATGTCGGCCGGGCTCGGGTGGTAGTAGCCCGACGTGCGCTTGTAGCTCGCGGCCTGAATGTCCTCGAGGACGTCGGTGGCGGAACCTACGACAACGGTCGCGGCGCTCGAATCGTTGACGTCAGGGACGTAGATCTTCTTCTCGGTCTCGATCCAAGCGGCGGCGGCGTCGACGTAGTCGATCGAGTTGTACAGGGTGTAGAGTCCGTACCAACCCGAGTCGGCTTCGTTGATTGCGGCTAGGTCGGTGGCAAGGGTGGGGGTCGGCTCGGCGTGGTCCTCGACGATCGAGAGGTCGGCGAGGTTTAGAACCTCGAGAGAGAACCACTCGCCGGCGGCGTCTGCGGTGACGTCGAAAGTCCCGTCAGCGCCGGTGTCGTCGACCGAGTAGTTTGCTCCGACGACAGCTTCGAGAGCAGTCTCGAAGGAAGCCGCAATGGTCGCGACCGTGTCCTCGCTGTCAGCGGTAACCTCGACCAGGGTCGAAGTTACGCCTTCGCCCTCGACCTGGATCTGATAGACGTGATCCTCGGTGGCGTGGAGAACTTCGAGCGCGTAATTCTTGGTGGGCTTGCCTCCGGCGCGGCCGATGGCGATCTTCGCCGGGCGAGGGCTCTGCGCGAACATCGCCGAAGCGGCGAGGTGCTCGGGGCTGGTGGTGACGGAGAAGTCTGACGCGACCTCCGTCAGATTCGAATAGAACCGGATCCGCTCCGCGAAGCTGGCGTTGCAGCTCAGAATCATCGGAACGTTCTGGACGGTCTTATCCACGGCGCCGCCCGTGGTCGAGATCTCAATGTCAACATGATCAGTCAGCGCCATTGGTTACCCTTTCGGTACGATACTTGCATGGTGGGGTGTCAGAGTTAAGCCAGGGGGTTGGAGGGCACGTAGATCGACGCCCCGTCATTCTCTATCTCCACGAATTCAATAAGAGAACCCGGCTCTGACACGTCAGAGAACATCGAGAGCGTCACGTCAACCTGAGCCCGGGGCTCGAAGACGGAGCCCATGACGCCGCCGATATGCTTGACGGAGCCTGAGCGCAGGAAGCCCACACCGGCTGCCCGGAACGCGGCCTGCTGCGTCGGCAAGGCGGTCAGGGCGAGCGTCTTATTGAGTCGGGCGACGGAGTTCTGGGCGCCCGTGGCGGCGCCGTCGAAGCACTGGATCGAGAGCACGATCTCCTGTGGTCCGCGCGAATGGAACGTGACGTCGTCGCCGTCTTCGACCGTGTCTGACCAGTCGGGGCCATTGCGATTGACGGCGACGATCTTCAGAGTGGCGTGCGTGCCAGGAGGTCGGTCAGAGTTATATCCGGCCCAAGTGACCTTGTCTTCGGCGAGTCCCGTGCCTCGGACTACCCAGGCGTGAATCGCGTCTTCGATCGTCGTCCAAAATGGGTGCTCCGTCTCGACGTTGTCGACGGCGTTGAAGATCTCGTCTTGCTGAGCCAGTGTGAGTGCGTGTCCGGTGCCATGGGCGAGGTAGCCGCAGAGCATTCCGACCGGGACCTGATCGCCCTGCCCTCCGACTGCGAAGGCGTGGACGGGGGATAGGTCGTCGGCGACCACCGATCCAAACGTCGAGGTTGTGCGTCCGAACGGAGTCGCGATCGTAATCCGTTCCGCCTCGGGATCGATCACCGTGATCACGTCGATCCACGTCTCTGTGTGATCGGCTAGGTGTCCCAGGGCGGCGGATCTGAAGCTGGGACCGTCGTCTATCAGGGCCCCAACCGTCGAGTTGCTGAAGTTTACGTTCGCGTACCAGCGGGGATCGGTGCCGAGTTTTCCGTACAGAGCCTTGGAGCCGCTGTCGTCAGGAATCCACAGACGCGCCCAGACCCAGATCGGACCCTCGCTCGGGTCACCGAACTCGGCATCACCACAGACGAGGCGGGCGAACGTAGCGTCGAAGCTGGCCGCCGTACGCCCGCCTTCGCCGTCGACGCCAAACGTTACGTCACTTACGACGTCGAGATCGCGCTCGCCGATCACGTCCACCGCGGCGCTCGCTCCCTCCGCCTCCTGCATTGGGCAGATCAGTTGCGGAGCCGGGATCGAGTAGCTGTCGGCCCAGTCAGCCGCGCTCTCGGGGTAGCGAGTTTTCACTCGACCACCTTCGCCACGTACGAGCGCCAGTGCGTATCACCGAAGGCTTCCCACTTCTCCGACCGGAAGACTTCGAAAGCGTCGGAGCCGATTGCAATGGAGTCCTCGAGGAGTAGCTCGGTCGCGGTGAAGACCGCTTTAATCTCTTCGCCGTGGCGGGACTCAGGGAGCGTCATCAGCTCGTGCCCTCGGACGGGTTGCACGACGGCGTCGATCGAGAACGTCGAATCGGCGCCGGGGACGAAACGCCCGGCGACATGCGACCCGGCGGCGGTCCGCGTGACCGTGTAAGAGCCGGTCTTCAAGCTGTCGATGACTTCGATCATTCGACGTCGCTCGTGATGGAGGGGACAAGTCGACCGTCGTCGATCAGCGGCTTCGAAGATTTCTTCTTCTCGATCGTCGCCGGCGCGTTCTCGGGCATGAGACCGGCGGCGATACGCGCTTTGACTTTCGCTTCGGCCCACACACCGACGCGCTTGAACGCCGTCTTCCAGTTCGACCGGCCGGCGAGGACTAGCCCGGCCTGCTTGGAGATGAACGCCTCGAACTCGCGCTGAAACTCGGGATCGTTGAACGTGGTCCGAAGCGGGGCGCGCTCGGGAACGCCAGCTCGCTCGGAGCCGTACTCGTGGATCGCCAGGAGCTCGGCCATTGACAGGCCATCGCCGTGGTCGCCGGCGCCTTGGAGAGCCCCGACCTTCGCCTTAGTCGTCTTCGCGTGCTTCAGGCTCGTGGCGAGCTTGCGCCACTTGGTGTCATCCCAGGTCAAATGACCATCGGCGCCTTGGTCGCCGGGGGAAGCAGCGAACGGTAAATCTTGCCGTAGGGCGTAGCGTCAAATAATGGGTGGCTCCCAGTCGGCGAAAACGCCGCAAACTGGCGGGTAATGCCTCCGGCCGCTTCCATCGTCATGGGACCCCCGATGCCGACACCCTTGCGCCTGACGATCTCTCCGTGGTGAGCGGCGAGGTACGTGCGCGCGAGCTTCAAGCGCTCGTCGGAGAACAGCGACTCTTTCAGAGCCGTGTTGACGTGCTCGAGGATCAGAGTCTGCGCGGCGGTCGCCACCGACGAGAGGTCGGGCGCGACAGCCTCGACGTCGGCCCAGGTGATCGCCATGACGCTACCTCTTGAGGGTTAGGTGTGCCGAGAGGGTGCCGCTACCGGGCGTCCCACCGTCCGGTACGTACTTGAGCATCAGCCACCGGTGAGGGAGACTTTCGACGACGATAGACGAGTTGTCGGCTGACCCTGCAGGATCGGCTGGGTCCTCGCTCATCGAGTCCCAGTCGTCATCGTCAGCGACCGACGGATTAGGGAGCTCGCTCGAGAAGAGCTCGAGAGTCCCAGTCGGGTCGCCCGTCCAATCGAACCGGATCGCCGCCTTCGAATACGCGACGACTCCGATCCGGACGCGCTCGGTGTCCGTTTCGATGTCGATCGTGTCCCAGGGGACATCGAGGCGATAGAGATCCACTCAGACGACTTTCTAGAAGTCGTCGGCGTAGGCCATCGACTTCGGGTAGTAGAGCTCGACGCCGCCGATCCGCGCCTCACAGAAGGTGGTGATCAGGTAGCCGCGCGCCTGCGGAGCGAGCTGCGTGAACTCCTTCGGGATGATGAGCTGCAGCTTGTCCTCGGAGCGCTTGTAGCAGACCGAGCGGGTCACGCTCCCGCCGGAGCCGGCGGTCTCGAGCTTCTTGCTGAACTCGATGTTCTTGACGCTGAGCGAGTTCTTGAGGAAGTGCTGCAGGACGGTGGTCGAGTCGCCGTCGCCGATGCGGGTGGTCTTCACGCGCTCCTGAACGGAGAGCGGGAGAACCATGGTGTCAGGATTCTCGACTTCGTCGGAGCCGTCGATGATCGAGGACTCGAAGGCGAACAGATCGATCAGCATCTCGATCGCGTTCTTGTCGGCGAACTTCTTTGACCCCTGGGCACCGACCGCCGGAGTATAGGTGACGGTGTTGCTCTGGTTGAGCAGACCCAGGAGCCCGGTCTCGGCGTGACCGTTGAAGGCGATCTCGTCGAAGAGCTGCTCGGTGGCGCGGCGGGCGGCCATCGCCTTGCGGGCGTCGAGCGGGAGACCAGCGAGGCGAGCCGCGCGGATCTCCTGCAGGGTGTAGAAGTACTTGATCGAGCTGCCGAAGACGTCGTGGGTGAACTCGCCCGACACGAGATCGGCCACCGGAGCATCCTCACCCTGATTCTTCGACAGAACCGCAGTACCTTTCGAGTCGTACTGCGAGTAGCGAACAGTCGAGGCGCCCTCATCGACGCTGCCGTCGACCGGAACCAGACGCCGCCCCTTCAGTTCGGGATACTGAATGTCATAGGACTTCCCGCGCACATGCTCGAGCTGCCGGGAGAGGAAGGCCGACTCGCTGGCATCGAGGCGGAGCTCGGGGAAATGAAATTCGGGCATTCTGGTTTGTCCTTTAGAGATAGCGGCACTCGAGAACGATTCGACCGGCCGGCAGGGTTGCGGTCTCGGTCTCTTCGAGGTTGAGAGAAACTTCGTCGTCGGCGGCGAAGACCTGGTCTTCGTTTCCCGCGAGGGTGAGTTCGACCCAGGTAGCCGCGGTCAGGGCTCCCTCTTCACCGGTCTCCGTTGACCAGCTCGCGGCGACGTCGGTCCCTTCCTTCAGGACCTGAACTTCAAAGAAGTTGGTGGCGTCGGCCGCGAGACCGGTCGGGTTGATGTACTGAGCGCGATCGAGTCGCCACGCACGACCAAGCTTCGCGATGGCGATCTCGGTGGTCTCAGTGACCTGGCCGTGCTCGAACGGTCCTAGTACGAACCGCTCCATGGTCTCTTCGTTTGGTCGTCGTGACATTCAGTTCACGCCTTACGCCTCGTTGGTGAAGTCGACTTCGATGACGGTCAGGCCGCCGGCGTCCGTGGTCTCGCGGAAGAGCCCCTGACCGGTGGCGTCGATCATGTCGGTGCTGTCGTCGCCGACCTCGAGGGCTCCGAGGACCTCGCCGCCGCCGGCGACCGCGCGAACCCAGAGTCGGCTGACGTGAGCGGTCGTCGCCTCTTCGGCGGTGACGATCATCTTGCCGCGGCGTAGGATCGTGAACATGACGCCGGGCTTGAGGCCGGAGTCACCGAGTTCGGAATCCTTCGCATAGTCGTGGCTGTGAATCACGAGCCCCGCGACCACGTCGTTCTCGGTGGCCGGAAGGAGAACCTCGCGATCGCCGGTGCCCCAGCAGACGGCGAGACCGAACGGAATCTCCGCGCTCGACTCCTCGCTGATGACGGTCTCGACGACGTCGCCGGACTGCTCGAGACGCTGCCCGGGGAAGCCGCGGCCGAAGCTCTGCGAATAGGTGGTCTGCTTACTGGCCATCGTTGGTCACCTTCCAGGCGTTGCGGTTGCGCTCGATCATTGCGTCCCGACGAGCTTTCTCGTCGGTCAGGGCGTCGGCTCGACCGCCACCGCGAGCGGCGGCGATGGCCTTCAGGGACTCTTCGGCGCGCTCGATCGCGGAGTCATATCGAGCGGTCACGTAGTCGTCAGACTTGGTGTCGTCGATGACGACGTCTTCGCCGTCGACCTTGCGGATGACGGCGACGCGGAGGTCACGATCGGTCATCGACTCGATACCGTCCTCGCTGCCGAGAATGCTCTTCGCCTTCGACTCGAGGTCGACCCGGGCGCGGACCGCGGCGGCCACCGTCTGATCGGCAGCGGCGCGGGCTTTCTTCTCGTTCGACAGCTGGGTGTCCAGTCCATCGGCGCGGGCAACGGCCTGATCGCGCTCCTTGCGGAGCTTCGCGAGGACATCGCTCTCGGAGTCGGCGCGGGCGTTGTCGCGCTCCTTTCGGGCGTCGTCTCGCTCCTTCTCGGCGGCGTCGGCCCGCTCCTTCTCAGCCTTCACGCTCTCGAGCGCGGTGGCGAGTTCGGCTTTCAGTTTCTCCATTTATAGACTCCTGAGGGTGTCGAGGTAGCGATCGGCCAGAGGCACGAGAGCGTCAATGCGCGCCTGCCTGGCGGCGCACTCGGAACAATCGGTGGGGGCCTGCGCGGGGTCGGACATCACCGCGGTATCGGCGCCGTCGGCGCCGTCCATGCGAACGCGAGCGGCCTCGCCGGCGCGGGCGATGTCAACGATCGCGACGTGGTTGCCGCGAATGTTGGTTTGCTTGGCGTCGTAGAGCTCGCCCTCGGGGGTGACGCCGGGGGTATCGTCGAGGTCGACCGTGTAGCCGCACGAGAGCTGAACCTTGCCGGCGTTCATCTTGGCGACGGTGCCGGCGTCGTAAACGACTAGCCCCGCGGCGACGAAGTCACCATCCTGACGAACGCTCTCCCCGACCGAACCAACGGCGAATTTCTTGGCGTTGTTCGCGTCAACGGAAACGGGCGGGTGGTCATCGGTAACCACGACCATCTCGAACGACGAGAGAGAATCTTTGTTGAAGACCTCTTCAGGAGATCGGTATTCACGGCGCTCGGTTCCGTCAGAATTGCGGTAGCGAAAGACTCCGGTGCGGGTCAGCAATCCGTCGACGCGGAGACGCCCGTCCCCGAGCCGTTTGGCCGGGCGGAGCGATCCAAAGTCAAGACGAAACGCCATCTGCAATGACCGTGCCACGTTTGGCGACTCCGGTTAAGCAGAAAGTGTGCCAGCACACAAACTAGCGTGTTATTGACAGGTTAGCGGACCACAGCGATCCCATAGTAGGGCTGACCTTCAGTTCGCTGAGCGCGGGTGGCGCGCCATCTTTTCAACAGGCTCCGAGGGCTGACGGGCTGAACCAGGTCGCCGACCGACTCGCTGTCGACGATCAGGCAGCGCCCCGCACACCATCCGATGACGGTCACCCAGTGACCCCACCTGTCAACGCAGAGAATGAGCGGCATCATCGGAGACAGGGACGACAGCCACGCTCGAGCGGCGTTCTGACAGTCAGAAGAGAACTCCGCCGGCGCCAAGCCGATCGCGTCGATGGCGGCGATGATCCCATGCTCGTCGGTGCCGTCGTCGTCGGTGCTCGCAAGCTCGGCCGCACGAGCCTGACCGACGCGAATCCCATACACGGAAGCGGCGTTGACCACGGCGGCGGGACCGCACCAGCTATCCCTCTTTTGCGCTTGCACGCCTGACCCCGACGTATGACCCGAGCCACGAGCCGGCGAGACCTGAGGCGATGACAATCCAGTAACCGGCCACCGCGAACAGGACCGCTCCCCACGTGACGACCTCGAGGGCGACCGCGATGTTTGCGCAGCGTGCGGCGCGTCGTGACTCACGGGCCTCTTGCCATAGGACCGACAGATAATCGGTCAAAGCGGAGACGACGAACCATCCCAAGGCTAGGCCAACGTCGATCACGACAGCACGTCGGTCGCGGTGTCGAAGACAGGCTCTGCCCAGCACCGGCAAAGCACGGGCTCGCCGGGGAGCTCACCGTTCGGCGGGTTGTCGTAAGAGAAGCGTTTGCCCTCTAGGTGGTAGTGGCTCGGGCGCGCGGAGGGGAATGCGCCGCCAGGCGTTCCGCGCACGCGGCGATCGCGGCTCGTTCGCCAGATGAACTCGGTAACACCGAGATCCTTCTGTCGAGTGGCGTTGGTTTGACCGTAGAACTTGCCGACCTGGTCGCGGGCGATCCGCTTCGCGCGCTTGCGTCCGAAGCCGTACTCCGCCGCGACGTCTTTCGCGATGTCCTTGTGCAGCTTCCCTGCCGTGACTCCGCGAGTGACGACCCCTCCAACCTTCGCCGCGACGTCTAGCGGGATGCGTCGGATTAGCTGTGTGTTCTCCGCGACGAAGCCTTCCATCGTCGATGCGAGCCGGCGGTCATTGATGAAGACGTCGACGCCGAACGCGGCGCGAATCTGTCGGGCGAGCTGGCTCTTCTGGTGAATCTGCACGGCGTTCGCGAACCGCATCGCCAGGTTCTCGATCTCTTCGTTACTGAGAGACCGTCTGAGAACGCTCTCGGCGAGGACGATCAGCTCTTGGATCCGTGCGGCCTCGCCGGCGTCGGCGCGCTCGGCGTGGTTGGCCTCGAGGAGTCTAGGGATCTCGGAGAAGAGCGGCTCGAAGACGATCTCGACCCGACGGATGTATCCCACGAGCGCTCGCGCGTAGTCCTGCGCGATGCGCGCGGGGAGCTGCTGACGCGGTAGGCGCTTCACTCGTCACCGGACTCAGCCTTCTTAGGAGGGCCCTCGCCACCCTCGCCCTTGGCGGCCTTCGCCGATTCGATCGACTGGCGGAGGGCTAGCTCCTCGGCTTCCTTCGCCTCTTGCTCGAGGCGCTCGCGCTCGGCAAAGTCGACCGAGGTCTCGAAGGAATAGTGATCGGTACCGAAGCGGCTCCGGGCGCAGTCCTCAGGGCTGTAGACCATTTGACCGATGTAGATTTCATCGGTCTTCGCCTGGTTCAGGCGAGCGACGCTCTTGTCTAGATTGCTCTCCTGCCACAGGGGGCGATGCTCGATCGTCCACTTCTTCGGCTTGAGATCCAGCGCGTGAAGCGCTATCTCGACCAGACGCTTGACCGCCGGAGTCAGCTTCTTTTTCTGCATCGCCCCGACGCGGTCGTAGAAGAATCGGATATCGCTCTCGCCGGTGGCGTTCATGCCGCTCGGAGGCTGTCCCATGAGAAGGGTCAGAGGCATGTCCGCGGCGGCGGCGAGCATTGCGGAGAACCGGTCGAGCATCTCCGGCATCCCGGTGATTGGGGTCTGCTGTCGGCCGAACTCGTCTTCGGCGTCGATGATCACGGCGCGGGCGAAGCTACGCGATAGCTCGACGGCCTTTGTACGGACCTTGATCTCGTCGTCACGATCCTCCGCCATAGCTGCGCCGAGTCCACTGATCTTGTAGACTGCTTGCGCGAAGTCGTTCAGTAGGACGGCGGCGGCGTCGAAGCCCATGCCGTGATCGACAAGGATCCTGTAGACGCGGGAAAGAACCGAGCCGCCCCAGCCGTTCTCGCCCTGTGCGTGGTCGTGCCTCGATACCCTGATCCCGTTGAATGCGATCAGACGGGACTCGTGGACGTAAAGCAGCTCAGGAGCGCTGGCGCCGCTCGAGCTCGGCCCCTTGGCGCTCGTGTTGATCTGGTAGATCTCGGGCTTGCCGAACTTCGGGGCGCGGGGATCGTTGTACCAGTATTGAGGGTAGATCTCGTGTGGCTCGAAAGTCGTCAGCCAGTCGAGGGATTGCACACGCTCGGGAATGAGCGGGACCGACAGGTCGCGGTGGTCGGTGACTCCAATAAGGATCGCCCCGCCACCGTACGCGCGCTCGTAGCTCAGACCCTCATGCAGTGCTTCGCAGGCTCCGATCTCGTCGAGCAGGGTCTCGACTTGCTCCTGTTGCTCTTTGACGTCCTCGGCATCGCCGGCGAACACGACGTCAAAGCCCTCGCGGAGCATCTCGTTTGGCCACGTCTCGACAATCCTCGCGGCGAGCGGGTTACCAAGCCAGAGATCCTGAGCCTCCTGTCGGTCGACGGCGCAGTGCCGGAAGTCGGAGGCGGTCCGTTTGTCGTAGCCGATGGTGCCGACGCCGGTCAGGGCGTTGACCCAGCCGTCGTGGCGCTCGCTGTCGGCTCTCTTATGGTTGGAGTCTTTCCGCGGTCGGCCCGGTCCGCCGGGGTTGCCCTTGGCGAAGCGTCCGTTTTTCTGACGGTCCTCCGCCGTTTTTGGAGCCATGCAAGATCAGTACCAGAAAAGCGGGCCTCGGTTCAGGAGTATAATCTTCCAGGACTACAGTAGATCGGGGGAATAGTTCAGGGCGCCCTCGCGTCATACAGATATGCCTAGAGATGTCAGAGAGATACTCGAGGAGCAACTAGAGAAGGCTCGAGCCATGCCACGCACCGTCAGGCTGACCGTCGCTCTGACGGAGACAGAGGCCGACGAAGTGCGATCCAGGGCTCAATGCTCCGGGAAGACCGTTTCCGACTACATTCGGGGTAAGCTCCGGGTGGGAGAGGTTGTGCACGTCAATGTCTAAAGGTGGCGCAAGGTTGGGAGCCGGCCGGAAGAAGAAGGCTGACGCCCGTACAATGGTTCTTCAGGTCCGTTTGTCCCGGGCGGAGCTAGATTCCGTCAGAGAAACGGCTAGGAAGTACCAAATGACCCCCTCTGACCTCGTTCGTACGGCTTTGGGGCTCCGAACGACGGGCGCTGTCGTTTTCTGACGTTTTCGCTTGCACCGTCGGAATTCGTGGGTATACTGAGAAATATGAAGAACGACATCACCGCCGACCGCTGCACCACTTGCCTTCGCCCCGCGAACAATCCCTACCGTCGGATCGTCGATGGTAAGATCGTCGAAGGCTGCATTGATGATACCCACACGGACCGGATTCCCGCCGCGTCCAACACGGGCGCTTGGCACAACCGACCGGTCGCCAAGGCTCACCGGAGAGCCGTCAAAGAGCGCCGCCGTGAACTTCTGTCTAGGAAGAGTCGATGATCATCCCAATCGAAGGCTTCCTATTCGACCTCGATGACCCCGACGAGCTCGAGCTGGTCTGGGAGCTCGCGGAGGGCGGGAGAGTCGACCTCGAATCAGAAACTGGGTATACTGAGAAAGAGGTTGCGTAATGCTCAATGTTGTCATCTGCATCGCCTTGCTCCAGTCCATAACTAACGACCTGGCGGCGATGAGGTCACTTCGAGACGAGATCGCTCGTCATTACTATAACGACGAGTTGGTGAATTCTCGAGACCTCGACGAAGCCGAGAAACTCTGTCGAGAAGGGACCAAGCATCTAGTGAAGACGCTCCAACACTTTCAGATCCCTTTGAGCGATGCCGCTCGCTACGCTGCAAAAGTCGGGCTGTCGTGATGGGCAGCCCGATCCCCTTCACCCCGCGTCAACGCTGGCTCCGAGTCCAGATCCGATTCCTCGAGCGACTGCTCCGGGTCCGGTGGCTGTTCCCCATCGGTTCGGAGCGACGTCGGGCGGTTATCCAAGCCCGCGCCGCTCGCGTCAGCGCTTTCTTCCAGCGGCCGGCCGACAGGGTGCTCGGAAGTTGACAAACTCGAAACCAACGGGTATACTGAAAAACATGACGGACGCGGTTCGCAATGGCTCCCTGGTTTGGCTCCTCGACGATCATTCCGTAGGTGGACGGGTCGTGCGTCAGGGAGTTCGCATCGTCGACGTGAAATTAACCAAGGTACCTCGCTCGAATACTGGTTACGCTGTAAACATTGACGGTATATGGTGCAAGATAGGTGACGTTGTGTCCGTTCCGGCAGAGTCCGTCATCACCCGCTGACAGTCATGACCAAGCAACAGAAAAAGGCGATCCTCCAGTTTCTCGCGACACAAAGTCCTCTGTCAGCCTTGGTGTTGGCTCGCTTCCTGTTTGGCACCCAGACACCATCTAGGAGTTCGGCCCACCACGAGACCCTCGCTGTCCTCGAGGAGATGACCGAGGCCGGGGAGCTCGAGAGGGACGCTCAGGGGCGCTGGTGTCTCCCACGCGAGCCCGGGAGCCCTGGGCGCCCCCGCGGGCGCGGGAACGGCGTGCGCGACCGTACGATCCCCGTCAAGGTCACCGGCGAGGAGCTCAAGCGATGGAAGGCGGCGGCGAAGACCTCGGGCGAGAGCCTATCGGCGTGGCTGCGGTCGGCTCTCGATGAGGCGGCGGAGGTAACAGGATGACACACACACTGATCTGCTTGCTTCAAGCGATAGCCGTCGTCAGGTATCTGGAGCGACCTCGGGCGGTCTTCGTGACGTTCCCTAAAGCTTAGTCCGCTGCAAGGCGCGCTCACCGCGGAGGTACGAAAGCCCCATACTTAGGGAATCGATCTGATCGTCGTGACTGCCATTCGGAAAGATGGCGGTCTCATGGATGAAGTCATCGAGCCAGGGCGCGGCCATCGGTAGCAGGACGTTACCGCCCTCGACGATACCAACCACGGAGAACGCCCGGGACTCCTTCGAGACCCCCTTCGGGTCCCAGTCCACGATCCCGGCAAGATCGACCCGGAGCTCCACGATCACGTCGGAGCCGGCGGCCTTGTCCTCGATGACGATGGTCGACTTCGGAAAGCGCTCGCGTAGCTTTCGAATCGCTTTCTTCATGTCGAGGATGTCCATCGGCTTGGTGATGTTGTCGAGGATGTAGCGGTTCGGGCCGGACTCCCCGAAGACCAGCATCGAAGTCCTCGAGCCGGTAACCGTCTTCTTTGCCGAGCAGTCGACGGCGATGATGATCCGGCGGAACGTTGGCAGCGGCTTGCCGGGGTCGTAGTAGCGCCACCAGACCTTTTTGAACATCCCGCCTTCCGCGGGCGCGGGTCGCTGTTGGTGCTGACCGGCGAAGTAGTAGGAGCCTTTCGCCTTCTCCTCGGTGAGCGTCTTGCCTCCCAAGCGGGCAGGGTGAAGGAGCTCCCCGGGCTCGCGGTGATCGTACTTGCCTAGGATGCTCGACTCGTTCCTGCAGTCCTCGCACTTACAAGCCAGCTTGTTCGCCGGCTGGCCAAGCGACGGCTCGAACTCCGTCGGCAACCTAACGTGGCGCCACGTGCTCTGAGCCAGGACATGCCCGGCCCAGTCCTCTTCGTGGAGCCTCTGCATGATGCCGATGCGGAGACAGCGCTTCCGACTGTTCACCCGGTTCTCGATCGCGGTGTCCCACTTATCGTTGACGCCGGTTCGGATCAGCTCGCTGTTGGCTTCCTTGGCGTCGAGGGGGTCATCGATAATGATGATGTCCGAGCCCTCGCCGGTGATCTTCTCGTTCGTGGTGGCGCTGTGGCGCTCGCCGCCGACGGAGTTCTGATAGAGCTCAATGGCGTCGATGTCCGGGCGGATCTTCCACGCCGGGTCAAACGCTTGCTGGTACCACTCCGACGAGATTAGATCGCGACTCGCGCGGGCGGCCTTCGTTCTGACCTTGCCGTTGCCGGAGAGGTATCGGATCTTGATGCTCGGGTCGTGGAGCCAGAGCCATGCCGGAAAGAACACGCCGCAGATCTCGGTTTTCAGGGACCGAGGAGGGACGTTGATCAGAAGATTCTTGTCTTCTAGCTCGTAGGTCTCTTCGTTCTCGGGATCCCGGAGCGCCTGGTCTCTGACGTCGAGAAGTTTGAACGCGAGGTACTGCAGGTGGTCGCAGATCGTTTTTAGGTGCCAGTTCCACGACAGCGGCTCGCCGGGGTGGATCGTCGCCCATGCCTGGCGCACGAACTCGTGCAGATTCTTCTTGGCCTCCGGTCCGCGCCTCTTCGCCTTGGCTTTTTTGATTCGCTCGAGACGGTCGGCGAGCTTCCGACGCTTCGCTGCTTGGATTCTCTCGAGCCGAGCCTCGAGGTCTTCGGGGCGCTTGGTCAGAACTCGGGCAGCGGTTCGGTCGCGATCACCCGAAACTGAATTGTCTTCACTGCTTGCGTCAGAATCTTGTGATTTGGAGATCGCCAGATTTTTCCCGCCCCGTTCAGTCCCGTAGCGCTGAATTCGTGAATCTGACGGCTCATGTATGACGCTTTTCTGACTTTCCGGATCTGATCGATCGCGCACTACGTTTTTCATAGATCGATCTGGTCGATCGTCGGCGTTCGTTGCGCGCCTGGGGGGGCCGCCCCCCACCCCCACCCTCCCGTTTTCGACCCCGGGGGGAGGGCAGATCGGGCACGAGCCGACCTTGCTCACTAGCAGCGCGTGAGTGCAGCCCACTATGCCTCTGCTTCCTTCATTCGTCGCCTCGCCATGGACACGGTGCAGCCGAGCTCGTCGGCGATGGTCTTCCAACTGCACCCTTGCTGACGCATGTCGCGCACGTCATCGGCGCTTGGACCCTTGCCCTTAGGCCTCCCTAGCGTCTTTCCTTTGGCCCTAGCCCTCTCGAGACCGAGCATGGTGCGCTCACGTATCAGATCGCGCTCGAACTCCGCCACAGCAGCTAGTACGCCCAGGAGAAGCCTCGACATGGCATCCCCACCTGGCTTGACGTCGAGGCCCTGCGTCACCGCCACGAAGCGAACGCCGGCGCTGGCGAGCGCCTCAATGTTGGCGAGGACGTCGAGGGAGCTCCGGCCGAAGCGATCGAGCTTCCACACCGCGACGGCGTCGATTTCACCCTTTCTGGCGGACTCGAGGACGCGCTGCAGCCCCGGCCGGCCGTTCCAGGCGCCGCTAGCCGTCTCCGTCACGTCGAGTGCTACGGAGCCGCCCTGGCGCTCTGCCCAGCCCTCGAGCTCCTTGCGCGCGAGCTCCGGGTCCTGGTCGAGCGTCGAGACGCGGTGGTAAATCCCGACGCGGAGCCCTGTCGAAATCGGGGCGTCAGAGACGTTAAAGCTAAGCGTGCGAGAAGTGGGGATTGAATTGCGCATGGATTGAGTATGCTGGAACCAACCGTTATCGACAACCCCTCAGGGCTTCCGCTTCGCCTTCTTTTTGGCGAAGGCGATGTCTCGGTTGCGTTGCTTCTCGGCGGCCTCGAGGTCGGCGAGCGTTAGGGTTCGCGGCGCCGGCGCGGGCAGAGCCTTCGGCTCTTCGATCACCTCGACGTCGATGATCTCCCCTGAGAGCTCGGCGCGAACCAGAGCCTCTTCGAGCTCCAGCTCCTCGAGGGACAGCCCGTCGAACTCGGCATCGACCTGGGCGACCTCGATCACCTGGGCAGGTTTTTTGAAGCCGCGCTCGGCGAGCCACGTGGCGGCGGCAACCCGGATCTGTTCGGAGTGCGAGTTAAACACGAGCCGGTTCATCTCCATCACGAGCGCGTGCTGATCCGTGTATTTGCGGATCGTCTCGGCCAGCGAGGTCGTGGAGCGAGGGCGTCCTCGGGGGTTCGGCGAGGGCCCGCCCTTGCGCCATCCGGGGTTCCCCATGCGCTTAGGTGCCCGTTTTTGTTCATGATCAGACAACGTTGGACAAAGTCTAACACCGAATGATCATTCGGTAAATGCGTGCTCGGCGGGTTTCGGAAACTGTTTCCGAAACCCGCTCGGCGAACTGCATGCATGGGTGATCTGGACAACGTCTAAACGTATTACGCGAAAGTGCACTCATTGTGTAATACGCTGGTATGAGAGTTTTCTGACGCTGAACGGAAAAAAATGAGCCCTACTGTGACACAAGTCACGTCCGGAACGAAGGGAACGAAGAATCGGCCAACCCTTGAAGACTATTGAAAATGAGTGTTTTTCTCGAAAAGAGCGCGATCCGCTTAAGCCCGCGTAATCGTTGACTTGTCTTCGTTCCCGACTCCGGGAACGAAGAGCAGCCCAATCTCGCCGTAATACGCATCTCTTCGTTCCCTTCCTGGGTATGGAGATTCGCCTTAGATAGCGCGTGTTTAACTGTCTTCGTTCCCTTCGTTCCCTTCGTTCCCAGAATGAAGTCTTGTCTTCGTTCCCACACCCCCACCCCTATAGGGTGGGGTGGAACGGAGACTGTCGAAGAGAATTGAGGACTCGATCGGGAGAGTTTTTCACCGCAGGTTAACTTTCTGCGCGTCGGAATATTCTCTGACGCTACGAGCGTTCACTATGCATGGGCAAAACCATAACGATCGTGTCGCCTGGCGAGGTGCGTCGGTGATCGGTGACAACCGGGGTTTGGCTATGAGCGACCCTATCGCAATCGTCCAGTGCGCGGTCGACCCCGAGGCCGAGCGAGGCCTCATCAAGGCCGAGTTGACTACGCTGCGCCTCGCCGAGCAGAAGGGCGACAAGTCGCGGGCGGTGATTGGCGCCTCCCTCCTTCGGATGCGCGGGATCTTCCCGGAGCGGGGCCCAAAGGCGAAGGGCTGGGGCGAGTTCCTGGCGTCGGTCGAGCTCGAGCAGCGGACCGCCTACAACTACATGGAGTTTGCTCGGCGGGTTTCGGAAACTGTTTCCGAAACCCAGCCGGATCCGCCGGCGACCTATGCCGACGTCGGCATGGACAACCGGCCGCGAAAGGGCGACGCCGCCGAGCCTGATCCCCCGCCGCCCTACGTGCCACATGAAACCGGGGTGCCGTGTCAGCCGCCGCGCGCCCACGTCTCGAACAACACCGGCAATAACGAGTGGTACACGCCGCCTGAGTACCTCGAAGCCGCCCGCGTCGTCATGGGAGGCATCGATCTCGATCCCGCGAGCAGTGAGATCGCCAATCGAGCTGTCGATGCCTCACGCTTCTACACAGAGGACGACAACGGGCTCGAGCAGCCGTGGGCGGGGCGCGTGTGGATGAACCCACCCTATGCCCAGCCGCTCATCTCGCACTTCTGTGAGCGTGTCGCAGCATCCTACGAAGCCGAGGAGATCAGCGCCGCCATTGTCCTGGTGAACAACGGCACCGAGACGAAATGGGGGCAGCGGCTACTCGGGGCGTCAAGCGCGGTCTGCTTCCCCTCGGGACGGATTCGCTTCGTCGATCCAGAAGGCAACCCAGGCGGAGCACCACTACAGGGGCAGATGGTTGCCTACCTGGGCAGCGATCCCCAACTCTTTTCGAGCGTCTTCGGCGAGCTCGGGGTTTGTCTCATCCGATGATCGGCGGCGACTGGGCAGAAGACAGGTTCGTCGACTGGGCTCTATCCCAACGCGATCCTGACGTGGTGAACGCCTATCGGAACCCCAACCCCTACCACCTAACCGACGACGTCATCCTAGAGTTTGCCTGCGGGCATCGCCAGGCTTTCCAGATCAAGGGCAAAACGGCCCCTACCCTCAGGAAGTTCGGGGCACGACTGCCCGACATGTCGTGGACCAAGCCCGGTAGGCGAGAGCACGGCTTCGAGTCCTGGTGCTTCACCAACTACGTGAAGGCCGGCTCCATCATTGTCATCGTGGAGTTGAATGGCCCGATTCTGAGACTCCCCGAGGATCTCAAGTTCGACGACGACAAAATAGCCGAACGACTAAAGCCGGCCGGGTTCCGGTGGGGCTGTCACACAGACTGCCCTCGCTTCCGTCAACACAAAGAATGGCTGTGTGATGGCGCCGGGGAGCACGGGGACGAGACACCTTATTTCGTCTACTTCGATCGGGACTTGCTTATCCCGCTTGACGAGTAGTTCGTCAGAAGCCCTGAGCGGCTCCCTAACGCAAGCGCGCCCGACCCCTTCCGAGGACCGGGCGCGAGCGTCTAACGCGCTTAGGAGCGAAGCCTGACGTTACTGGTCGTCGACCTCGCCCAACGGCGTGCCCTCGACTCGAGATAGCACCTCAAGCAAGCACTTCCGCCGCGCGGTTAGTGCGTAGGATTGCTCCCAGTGAGGATCGCTCTCGATTTTGATCAGCTCGCGTTTGATCCAAGGCCCCACGGGACGAGGGCGCCCTCGGCCTCCGCGATGGTCGGAAGATTCTCCGCCGCTCCAGTTGGTGACGGCACGCGCCCCAGGTTCGACGAAGCCCGATAGCTCGCGCGAGACGGCCCACGAGTCGCCCTTCGGAAGTTCTCCACGAACACACAGGGCGACAGCCCGCGCGACCTCGACGGGGTTTACATCTACGTCGGCTAGGAGCTCACGCCGGCTCTCGACGCGGTCTTCACGAAACACACGCACCGCCTGCTTGTCGAGGTCATAAGCCAGGATTTTACGACGGTCGCGACGCTTCCACTCAACCACCACGAGGATCCGACGAGGGGCGCCCTTATACGTGATCTCGGTTATCTTGTTCATTTCGTTCTCCTGAGGTTACGGGTCTTGTCGTCGGTAGGGCCGGGGCTCCACTCTAGGATAGCAGCGGCCCAGAAGTCATCGTCGGTCTCGTGGCGTTTGTCGTCGGCTTCCATGTTTCTCAGTATACCTGCTAATTCAGGGAGCGCAAGGGGGATCGTCAGAATTCTCTTCGGTGAGCACGCTTTCGTAGGTCCGCTCGTCCATCCAATCGAGCTCTAGGAGCCCCAGAGCCGCTTTCTGGACGCCGCCGGACTCTACCGCCTCAAGGAGCCAGCCCGTCAGAACACCCTCGCCCATGCACAACCAGCACCCCCGTCGATAGCCCTTGGACCCGCCGGACTCGAGAGCGATCTTGTCACGCAGACGGCGATCCCTCGGGGACTCGACGCCAGGGCAGTGGCGAGCGGGGCAGGGAATCCGGCGGCGCATTAGAAGCCCCGCGGCCCGGGGGCGCACAGGATGCAGGCGACCGGGAGATCGGTGCAGAAGCATGCATCGCCGTCGGGATCGATGAAGGCGAGGGCGGTGAAGGCGTCCACCAGGGCGAAAACCGCGGCCTCGGCGGCGAGGGTCTCGGGGGTCTTCGCGGCCTCGAAAGCGGCGAAGAAGTCGAAGAGGTTGCCGGTGGCGTCGAGGGCCTCGCCGGCGGCGGTGTTCGTGTTGTCCATGATTCTCAGTATACCCACCAATTCAGGGAGCGCAAGAGGAATCCGTCAGAAAACGACCCAGGGACCGATTTTATTCGGAATCGAAGAAAACGGTCAGAAAACCCTTGCAAACGGCGGTAGGGCTGTCGTACGTTGCTTAGGACGCCGCGTATCAGGTTCACCTGACAGGCGTAAAACCCACACCGGAGAAGTTTCTGACATGTTCGTCACGACGAGAGAGATTTTGTATTCGGCCCTACGCGCCGTCCAACCCTTCATGAGCAATGATGTGACCCGTAGGCACCTGAGCGGCGTTCGTATCGAGTTCGCCGACGGCGACTGCCATCTGATCGCCACCGACGGCGCCGCCCTGGCGCATGTCCAGCTTGTTTGCCCCATCGGCGAGCGCGCCCCTAGCGACGGCTGGGGCTTCCTGACTGGCGAGCAGGTCAAGCGCGCGATCGCCCAGGTGAAGCCTGCGAAAGCGGAGCGAGGGCTGCTCACCCACATCACCTGCAGCGGCGCCGACATCACGATCGACGTCAAGTCAGATGAAACGATCCACACCACCAAACACCCCCGCGCCGACGTCCAGGACTTCCCCCCATGGCGACAGGTCGTCCCACCGCGTGAGCACGTCAAGAAACCGGCGGCGTTCGTCGGGCTCGGAGGCTGGCAGCTCGAGCGAGCCGGTAAAGCGTGCAAGGCGTTCCTGCCCACCGGCGTCGATCGAGGCTTTGTCGTTCGCACACCGGAGTTGGAGCTCAACCCCGTTCGCCTCGACACCGATCACCCCGACCGCGGTTCCCTGACCGTCGTCATCATGCCGATGAGGGTCTGATGCGCTACCAGCACGACACCATCCCCGGCGACGTCTCCCTGTGTCGGTGCGGGCAGGGCAGGGCTCACCTTGCGTGTGACTGCTTCGGCGTGGCTCTCGAGCACCGCCGCGAGCTCTACGCCCGGGCACTGCAGCTCACGCGCAACCGCGCCGTTGCAGAGGACGTTCTGCAGGAAACCCTGACCCGGGCGTTTGGTGCCTGGGAGCGCTTCGACGGGCGCAACGTGAGGGCCTGGCTCCACCGGATTCTGACGAACTCCTTTATTACGCACTGGCGGTCGGAGACCAGAGGGCGGATCGCCAGGGATCGTCTCCGGCGTGAGCTCGATGAGGCGATCGATCCCGACGTCCCCGAGGGCCTGTCAGACGAAGTCCAGGCTGCGCTTCTCGACCTGCCGATGTCGTACTGGGCGGTGGTGGTGTTGGCCGACATTCAGGGCGAGAGCTACCGCCGGATTGCTGAGATGATCGGCGCCCCGATCGGGACGGTGATGTCTCGCTTGTTCCGCGGCCGTCGGCTCCTTCGTGAGGCCCTGGCGGAGTACGCCCGAGCGGAGTACGGGCTGTCAGAGACATCGTAACGCACCTTGCCAGAATTCTGGCCGGCGGCGAACGCGGGAGCCAGAAAGCTGGTTGACGTTGGGGACTTTTGACCGTACCAGATTGACCCAGTGTCTCAGTATCAGTCACCGGTGAATTTCACTTCCTGTTGAAATTGCTGATACGACTCTCGGCCCGGGTTTTGCTTTATTCCCGTCTCATGTCGAAAGTCACCCGAGACGACCTGGCAAATCTTATCAACCGCGCCCTGCGCCTGCAGGAGAAGTCTCTCGAGCTGTACGGAGAGCTCTCTGACAAGTTCGAGGAGCTCGAGCCGAACGGCTATAACCGCGTGCCTGACTCGCCCGACACGCCGGTGCATGACCGCGTGCTAGAGATCGTCTCCAGTTCTGACAAGGGAGTCACCTTCGTGGACCTGGTCACCGAGATTCCGGCTCCCCTGGCGGTGTTCGAGGCGTGTGAGCACCTGGTAGCGTCGGGTTTGGTTCTGAAGCTCGGCGAGCTCCCCCCGAGATTCTTCCGACCGGCGGGAACGATCGACGCTGGGGCTCTTCAGTCAGACTACAAGAGCGTCCACGTCGGCGACAGCCGGAAGCTGCTCGACGCAGCACGGCGACTCTGGTCAGAGTACCCTTGGACGCAGAAAGACGTCATGAGACTTACCGGCGCGACCACCACCGGAAAGGTGGACTCCCGCCGGCAGACCCTCGAGGGTGAGGGGCTGGTGAAGCTCGAGCGCGGGCGCTACTTTCTCCCGCCGGCCGGTCAGAGACGACCTCTGGAGATCCCCGGACGGGAGAAGCTTGGAAAGCGCACTCGGCTGAAAAAGGGCCGACACCTAGATCGCGGCGAGGTCTTCGACGTCAAACGCGCTAGGGAGCTTCTCGAGAAGGGTCACACTCAGACCGAGGTCGCCGATCATCTCGGCGTGAGCGTGTCTAAGCTGCTTCGCTATCTTCGTCTGCGGTCTCGGTGACGTCGAGCTCGGCGACCTTGTTGACGATCGCCATCGCGATGTCAACGGCGTCATCGGCGATGGCGTCGGAGTCGTTTGAGCCCTGGCGAATGAACTCGCAGGCGAAGCGAGCGGCTAGGGAGATGTACATTTCTTGATCGTCTCGAGTCATCGGGTAAAGTCCTCGTTAGCGGTTATTCGTGTGACCCACAGTACCGGTAAAAACGTTGTATACCATCGGGCAAATTCCCTAAAATCGCTGATATATCAGCTAGATGCCCGGCTCAGCGGATTAATCCGCCGCTCCTGGATCCTGGGGACAAATCACCCACACCCGCGCCGAACCGCTGGTCATTTGGCACCCGCGAAGACACGGATCGGCTTCAAGCGACCTAGGCGGAACAGCCCAATCCCGATGGCGTCGATGGCGTCGTGATCGCTCTTCTTGAGCCGGTCCCAGAGCTCGAGCTCGACGCCATCGAGGCGGGAGTGAATCCGCCGGCTCCTAGGACTCTCTCTGCAGTCTCCCTCCGTCGCCTTGGGGATCCCGCTCGACCACGTCTTGGGCAAGTAGGAAGTGATTGTGGCGCCAATGAGAGCCCCTACAGCGACCCCCACGCCGGCCATCGGCGGCATACTCTTCGCCGGGACCTTCGATTGCTCCCCGCGGTAGATCTGCGGCCACTCGGTCACAAGCTCGGCGACGCCAGCGGGGAGCGTGTCGGCGATCTTCAGTGCCATCTGCCGGCAGCGATCGGCGATGTCCCCGGTGGACCGGAGAGTAACCCGCTCAACGTGGACAAGTCTCTGACTGACGAATGTCGCCACCCCACAGGAACGGACCGAAGGATCGAGGGCGACTATCACTCGTCGGCCGCGTCCGTCCCGCCATTGCAGCGCTCTTCGATCAGGTTCCAGAGATCGTCGGACAGCTCGCCGATCTCGTCGGCCGTCAGCGATCCGGGACCGAACCGGACGATCGCGCTGTTGAGGACGTCCTTAAGCTCCGAGTCAGGCTTCCAAGGCACGCGCTTCGGAGACACGGTCTCGAATGAGAATCCGACTGTGTCAAAGATGCCGTAGGGATCGATGGGGTTCATGACAGGTTCTCTCCAGTGAAATTGTTGTTTGGGAACTCCAGCGAGGGCTCTCAGCTCGTCAGGCATCTGCCTTTGCTGCTCGGAGATCTCGTAGATCGATTTCCAGAAGTCGCTCATCCACCCATCTCCAACTCGGCGCGAACGGCATCCCAAGGGACGTTCTCGCCGGGCTCGGACAGCGATTCGTCTGCCAGGGCGTTCCAGGCGTCGTCTTCCATGACGTGCTCGATCCGCGCCTTGGCGATCTCGCAATACTCCGCGCTCTGCTCGCAGCCGATGAAACTCATGCCTTCCTCGAGCGCGGCGACACCGGTCGACCCCGAGCCGGTGAAGGGATCCAGGACCACCCCGCCCGGCGGCGTGATGAGCCGAATGAGCCAGCGCATGAGGTCCAGGCTCTTGACGGACGGGTGGAAGTTCTTGACGTCGCCGCCGCGACCGGCGCCGGCGCGGGGGTTCTTCGTCCCCTTGCTGCCGTCTTTGCGCCCGGTGGCCTCCCCACCGCTCTTGCTCTTCAAGTGATCACAGCCCCGGTCGCGCTCCTTGCGTGAGGGCTTCGGGGTGTACAGGTATTTGGTCTGATCGAACCCAAGCTCCACGTCGACGTCGATGGCGAGATGCGCCGGCCACTTGCCGAGATCGTCTCCGACTGGGTCGGCATCGGCGTGGTACGTGCGGCCCGAACTCCGGTGCGTCGGGTGCCCCTTGCAGGGCTCGCCGGCCTTGAGATACTTGCAGGTCTGCCCGGGCGACTGCTCACCGACGCGGCAGATATCGAGGTTCAGATACCCCGTGCCGTACTTCTCGAAGTTCTCGGCGATCGTGCCTTCGATCGGTTTTCTGACCAGCCACCAGTCTTCACACGCAGGCTTAAGCAGCGTGCATCGACGCTCACCGATCTCCCCTACCTTGAGACCCTTGGGGTTTCCGTTGAGGTAGATATGTCCGAAGCGGTCGCGGATCTCTAGCCCGAGCTTGTGTAGCGCTAGCGCCGTCCAGAATGACGTCTTAGGGTATGCCCAGATGAACCCGTGCCCCCCGGGTTTCAGGGCTCGATATGCCGGCTCGAGCGTCGTGGCGAGCCAGTCGACCCAGTCAAACAGTCCCCCACGATCGGAGTCCCACTTTTTTCCCATGAAGCCTATGCCGGCAGGCGGGTCTGTAATAATCGCGTCGACGGTGGCGCAGTCGAGCAGCCCCAGGTCAGCCGAGTCGCCGTTCAGGAGCACGACCCGATCGGTGTGAATGATCGGTTTCATACGCCCTCAAGAAACCTGTAAGGGACGGGGTTGAAACACGCATCCTCTTCGATCCCATCGCCAGGGAACTCGGCGAAGTCGTCGACCAGCCTTCCAGCGACCTGGCAGAGCCCCTCGAGCTGCATGTGACTACGAATCGCCTCGGACAGCGACAGCACGATCCGATCGCCGCAGTGCACGCAGAAAGTCATTCCACCGTGCGAGAACTTCGCCGGGTGCTTGCACTTCGCCGGATCGATCGACACCTGGTAGTGAGGATCTCCGGGGCAAGGCTTCGTGGCGTAGGGGTCGCCATTGCTGACATGACATACCCGGCACCGAGGCGGCCAAGTGCCGTTCCAGTCATGCTTCCGCGCGACCGGCTCCGTCTTCTCCCGGTTGACGGCCTGAGGCACAGCACCGTCGCAGCCCGACAGACAGCGAACGTAGGAGCCGATCACGACCTCGCCCGGGTGACCGCAGGGCGCCGGTTTACTCGCGCCGGTCATAGCAGCCACGACACGATCAGGGTGGCGACGGCGACCAGTCCGACGAACACCGTGGGGCTCTCGAGTACGCGGACCGCCGGCGACCGGAAGGTCACGCGCTCGAGCTCCTTGCACTCGGGGGACTCGACTTCTCTTCGGAGATTCATCGTTTGCGAGCTTTCTTCGCCGCTTTCTCACGGCGTTTGATCCACTTCCCCAGCGCCGCGTCGACCTTCCCACCGATGGCGGTACCAATCGACCAGCCGCAGGACTTGGCGGCTTCGGTCAGAAACTCTCTGATCAGTTTGGAACCCACGGGATCAACCTTCCTTCTGAGTCGTAGACCGGTGCGGCGTCTTTCTCCCACCGAGTCATGAGAACAGGGCCGGCCTTGACCGCCGGCGCTAGGTCTGGGCACCACTCCTGCAACGTCGTCACCATGATTTCTGACACCCTGTGAGCGGCTTCTGACGAGCGGTCTGACGGCGCTTCTCCGATGGATTCATCATGTTGCGAGAGGATCGGACGGCAGCCCCAGAGCGGAGATTTCCGGTCAGTGAACGCTTCCTTGTAGATTCTGCAGGTCGCGTCTTTGAATGCGTCGGCAGCCAGCCCCTGGAAATAACCGTTGGCGGCCTGGCAGTATTCCACCCCGCCGCGAATTCGGTCAGAGACATGTTGGACGATCTCGCCGTTCAGACCGCTGATGTAGTCAAGATATGGGTTATTTTCTGGCCACTCGGCGAGCCACTCCCCGCGGAGCTTCTCGGCGACGATGATGCAACGGCGGCAGGTCGGCGGGATCTCACGAGCCCGGTAACCCCATTCCGTGACCATCTCTTCGCCGCAGCGCTCGGCGCCGTCGACCAGCACGCAGAACCGGATCCCCTTGTATCCGCGCGTGCCCTTGTCGTCGATCTCGATGGGACCGTTTGGACACCGAGTCGAGCCTGAGCCGTCGGAGCGGTAGGTCAGGACCAGAGTCACTGCCCCGCCACCGCCGGGGAACATGAAGTTGGGGGGCTTCGCGGCCTGTCTGCAGTCGTCGAGGAAACTGCCCTTCTCACGGGCGAGCATCTCATCGTAAGTGACCCCGGCGATCCGCGCCCCGAGTGAGTCGTGGACTTTGATCCCGCCGTTCAGGGCGTCGGCCATCTTGGACCAGCCAACGATCCAGATACAGCTTTGCGCGTGCGTGATGAGCTCGACGCCATCCCAGTCAACCGACCAGAAGTCGTAACCGTCGCGAGCCTTGAAACAGCGACGGACTCCGCCCTTACGCGGCAGGGTGCCGACGGTGCCGGACGACGATCGCCCCGTTGCCAGGAGCGGGTTAGGGTTTAGCGTTAGCATCAGAGCTCCCGTCCGTAGGTTCGCTGACCGACAGCGACCGCGGGGCGAGCGTTGCCTTCCTTTAGAAAATCCTCGATGGACAATCCACGGTTGTAGAACTCACGCTTGAGCTTCGGCAAGCACTCGAGAAGGATCTGTTTAATCCGCTGCTTCGACACCCCGAAGTGAGCGCCGATCTGCCAGAGCTGCATTGGACCATTGACTGCGATCACCACGTGGAGACACTCGCCGGAGGGCAGGGAGCAGGACTCGTCGCACTCATGCATCGAGCCCCGATTTCAAGAATGGGATATAGGTGGTCCTCAATTTGTCTTTCTCGGAGAAGTCGGCGAACGCCATCAGCATCTCGTCGCCGGATTCGGATAGAGGGTCTCGCCCCGCGGCGACGTCGCCGGTAGGCGTCTGGGGAACGGAAGCGGAATCCAGATCGATCCCCGTGCCGCCGCACCCCGGGCAGTGCTTCTTATTCTTCGGGTGGTCGACCTTGCCGACTCCATTGCAGGACACACAGGCGACATCCTCTGGTGCAGCCGTGCTCGGGGTGTAAGTCACCCCCGGCGGCGGTTCCCAAGCGTCATCGGTTCGTCCTGAACCACCGCACGGCTTGCACTTCGTCTGCCCCGGAACCTGTCCGCAGCCTCCGCACGTCACGCACTCACCAGTGCAGCCGTAGGCGCGAGCCAGCATCGACTTGATCAGGACGGTGTTTTTCTTCTCCGCCCCGGTCTTCGCCGAGACTTCCGGCCGACCGTCTTTAAGCTTGAAGAAACCGGCGGAGATGAACATCTCCAGGTTCTTCGCTCGCTCCTCGGTCACCTCGCGCTCGAGCTCGTCGACCGCCTCGCCGTCGATGGCAAACCCCCAGGCAGCCCCTAGCGTCATGCAGAACGCCGCGTAGACCTGCCGGCTCTGGTCGTGGAGATTGCGGCTCTCCCACTTCGTTCCATCGCCACGGGGCCACAGACCGTGCTGAGCGAGAGCGACCTCGAGGGTGTTGACGGCGTCGTCGATCGGGTAGATACGGGCGTCTGCCGGCCACTCCTCGATCGGGATGTCCTCGAGCAGCGCGTAAGACTTCCGCCAGCGGTCGTTTGCCTTGGCGTTGGTTCGCCCCAGCACGAGCTCCACGCACGTGGCGAGGCTGTACCGCGTTGTTTGCTTGCCGGTGTCGGGGTTGATCAACGGCCCGCCGTCGGGGCTACGTCCGAGATGCCCTTCGGCGATGGCGTGGAGCGCCTCTCCTAGCTGGATGTCCCAGACTTCGCCCCGGTCGAGCTTGGCGAAGATCGGAGTTACCGCGTCGTATCCTCTCTGATTCCACTCGTAGGCGCAGACCAGAAGATCATAGGGAATGTTGGCGCCCACCAGAATCCTGTCTGACGCGATGAGTCGTTTGAAAACATCGAGCGTGTCATCTCGATTCAGAATCGTGCCCTGGATCTTCCCTTCGGATAGAACCGCGACCGAACCGCAGACCAGCGGCGGCGAGGCTAGTCCGGGCTGGATTAGGTGCGTCTCCGTGTCGAAGGCGACGAAGCGGGCGGGGTCGAGCGTCATTCTCCGTACCCTCGGAGTTGCGCCAACCGTTTGCGCTCTCTTTGGAACGCAAGATCCTTTTCAAAAGCACGCTTCTGACTCTCAGGCAACTCGTCGAGAGCTCGTCGGGTCTCTGCGAGAGACTCAAGGAGCCAATCACCTTGGGTGTCGATCATTCCGCACTCTCGTAAGGGAAGAACAGATCGACCTTAACGGTCCCGATCTCCCATACCTCGACAACCTTAGTGTCGGTGGAGCCCTTCTTTCTCCAGTCCCGATGTACTTGAGGGCAGTCGTAACGAAGCCTTAGTCCCGCTTCCCTTAACTGCTCCCTGAGGTCAGCCGGATCGTAATCGTCTAGCGAATGTGGGAGCACGACTAGATCAACATCGTTGCCTGGACCCTTGAGCGTCGAACCTCCTAAGGCAACAAAGTATCGGCTGAGCCGATCGTTGATGTAGTTCGCTACAAACAGCGCTTTGTGGGTGGTTACCATCTTTTCGTGTCTCACAGCGAAAGCTCGTGGTAACGGAGAAGAAATGCGACCTCGGCGCGCTCCGGGGAATAACCGGCGATGCTGGCCCCGAGAGGGTAGGAATCAACGCCCTTCGACCGGAGATAAGCGGCGCCGTTCGTCAGTAGCGTGAGACACTCGTCGACGACGATCCGGGTGTCGATGTCGTGGACGGCGGCGGCGGATTTCGGCGTGGACTTGACCCCGAAGCGCTCATAGATGACGCGGGAAACAGTCTTCTCCAGCGTGCGGAAACCGAGCATGACGCTCAGTGACTTGAGCTGTTTGATCATGTCCCCCACAACCGCCTCGCTGGCGTCGTGCATGAGACCCTCGAGGGCGTATTCCTCAGGCACGAGTCGGCTGACGTGGATCGAGTGCTCCGCCACCGAGTAATAGACCCGGGTAGCACCACCGTACCGCCCGCAACCGAACGCCAGGTGATGCGCGATGTCCTCGATCTCGAAGTCCTCGGGGCGGAGATCGAGTGGGTACCAGAGTCGCCCGGTGAAGGTGGGCATCGACGGACCGAATCGGATCCGACTCACTGCGACACCTCGCGACCCTGCGCGTAGGCGGCTTGCATAGCAGCGAACCACAGACGCCAAGCCATGCTCGCGGCGGGTTTTTCGATGCCGGCAGCCTTCGCAATCTTCTCCGCCTGATACTTGGTCAGAATACTCATAGCGAGTAACTCCCTAGCGACCGCGTCAGGCTGATCTGCTTCGTCTCATCGGTGATCTCGTTGAAGTGCTCATAGACGTATGCCCCGAAGATATGGACGCGGCCGTCGACGACTTCCTCGAGACGCTCGAACTCGACGAGCTCCCAGCCTCCGACCCCGTTGCAGGGGAAGGGGAGAAGTGCCGGCAGAAAACTCGCTTTGACGAATCCTAGGATCGGCTGTCCATTGAATGAGAGCGTTACCTCTGACGGGTCGTAGGTCTGGGTGTCTGCCATACCGTTTGAACGTCAGGGCGTCAGAGATAATTCCAACCGGCCCAAGTTGTGGAAATCACACCCCGAGTGTACCGAGTCAGAAGCCCGTGGTACCGTCAGTCAAACTTCTGACGCTGGGGAGATCACCCTATGAGCTTTTCTGACTACCTCGAGAACAAACTCCTCGACCACACTTTCCGCAACACGGCGTTTACGTCGCCGACGACCGTCTATGCTGCCCTCTTCACCGCGGCGCCCTCCGACGCCGGCGGCGGTACCGAGGTCTCAGGCAACGCATACGCCCGAGTCGCCTCGACGTTCGGCGCATCGTCCGGCGGCGAGATCGCCAACAGCTCCGCGGTCACCTACGACACCGCTACTGGCAGCTGGGGCACCGTGACGCACTTCGCGATCTTCGATGCCGCGACCAATGGCAACATGCTGGCCTACGGCGCGCTCGGCTCCTCGAAGGCCATCGGCGCCGACGACACCGCTGAATTCGCCGTCGGCGATATCACCGTCTCCCTCAACTAGCCTATGGCGACTGAGCGTCAGGCGCCTGACGCGATCTTGGCGTCGTCTCAGCTGTCCGGTTCGGTCGGCGACATCGACGACGATCCCGACTCGCCTGACGGTGCCTGGCTAACGCAGTCAGGGAACAACACCGATACCGAAGTCCGCGTTTCCTTCGCGACCCCGACCGGGGCGCCGGCGTCGAGCCAGGAGTTCCGCGCGCTCGTGCGCAAGACCTCGGGGCAAAGCGGCACGCCCACCGCTCGCCTAGAGCTATGGGAGGGCGGGTTGCTCGTTGCGGCGGGGAGCGACGTCAACGTCACGTCCGAGTCTGGGCAGGTGGTCTCCCTCGCTTGGGATGCATCCCAGCTATCCGGCGCCGATGGCAGCTCCGTCGAGTGCCTGGTGCACGGAACCAAGTCCGGCGGAGCCCCGGGCGCCCGCGCCACCATGGACGTCGGCGCTATCGAGTGGAACGTCGAATACTCGACCGGCAGCGCCGTCTCACTCGCCGGATCCGCCTCCGCGTCTTCGTCCACCGCTGGATCGCTGTCGCCCTTGAGGGGTATGGCGGGGCTTGCCGCCGCAGTCGCCATCGCCGCGGGGGCGCTCCTGGCGACTCGCGGGCTGGACGGCTCCGCAGCGGCGACGTCGAGCGCCTCGGGTGATCTGTCGATCGCGTCGGCAGCCGTCGGCCTCGATGGCGCCACAAGTGCCTCATCGTCGGCGTCCGGCTCGCTGTCCCGTGTCCGGGGGCTGAGCGGCGAGGCCTCCGCTTCCGCTTTGAGCGCCGGCGCCATCTCCACGACTCGTGGCCTGAGCGGCTCCCTGTCCGCGGCTAGCGACGCCGGGGGCGAGCTGTCCATTTCCGGCTCGGCGGGTCTCACGGGCGACGTGGCGAGCTCCTCGGCAGCGTCCGGCGCGATCGCCGTCGGTTGGGGTCTGTCCGGGTCGGCGAGCGCCACGGGGGCAGCCAGCGGCGATCTGAGCGTCGGGGGGCTCCAGTCGCTCGCCGGCGGCGTCGCGGTCTCGAGCACCGTCTCCGGTGCCATCGGGGTCACTCGGGGGCTGAGCGGCGCCGCGGCGGCGTCAGGGGCGTCCTTGGGGGCGCTGGAGACCGCGTCCGGCGTGAGGCTGTCCGGTTCGAGCTCCAGCTCCGCCAGCGCCTCAGGGGCTGTCGCGGCCACCCGAGGGCTGTCTGGTTCGGCGGCGGCAGACTCGACGGCTTCGGGCTCCCTGTCGGTCGATCGACAGCTGTCCGCGGCGGCGGGAGCCAGCGGATTGGCAAGCGGCACCCTGACCGTTGGATCTCCTTCGGCTCGGCCCGGGTCTCTCAAGCAAGTGAAGCTCCGTCTAAGGGTCCGGCGGGACCAAATCAAACAACGATCGCGGCACTCGCGAGTCAGGCTCAGGAAATGAAAGTCGGCGACACCTCACCACCGATTGCTGTCGAGGTGACCAGCGACGGATCCCCGGTTGACCTCAGCGATGCGACGGTGACTTTCCGCGTGCGCAAACCGTCCGGCACCGTGGTGAATTGGACGGGGGATGTCACCGACGGTCCCGCCGGTCAGGTCGAGTACGAACTCGAGACGGGGGACCTTGACGAAGCCGGGATCTGGTACTTCGAGCTCGAGATCGACTGGGGCGGTGGGTCTATCGAGACCTCTCCGGCCGATGGCGTCTCCACGTTCGTGGTCCACGGCGCGATCACCTAGCGTTTCCCAGATTCTCGGAACGATCCCTTGCACTTCGCCACGGTGGGAAATATTCTCCCGTGCAGGTGCCCGGATTCATTCGTAATGCCCTTACTGGGGGTCAAGGAGTCGCTGGTTCAAATCCAGTCGCCCCGACAATATCATTGGGCTTTTTGGGATTGGCCGAGCGTTTAAAAGGTGGTGGGTAAAGGGTTGGGTAAACGCCCGGCCACCCAAGTTAGAGGAACTCCAGGTGAGGATCCCAGACCCAGCCGATGCCGGTTTCGTATAGCGAGCCGTCCTCGAGTCGCCTGTCGATCTCTCCGTTCAGCCAAGCACGGACAGCGCAACCGGTCTCCTGGTCGGCTTTGTGTTTAGCGAACTCGATCTTCATTCGACGAAGCAGGTCTTCTCGGAAATCCGCGGGCGTCGCCTCTGTGAACGTCACGGTCATCTCCCGACCGCTCAATGAGACCGACGTGCACCCAGGGCGCGTGAACCAAGTAACTGTGATCGTCTCACTCATCCCGTTTTCCCTCCCTGTCCAGCGGCCAATCGATGTACTGCTCCTCCACAGGACAATCCATGAAGCGATGGCCCCGCTGATGACACCGTGGGCAAACGGTGCGCGACCAGTAGAAACCTTGCCTCTCCTCTTTTTCCTTCGTCATCCAGTCTTTCCTCCCTGTAGCAGTTTCAGACCCTCGACGACTTCACCAGCCTCTTCGGCGCCGGGCTCCGCGTAGTGACGGCGCATGACCTCGGGGTCATTGCCGAGCTGGTCGGCGATCAGCTGCGCGGCGATCCCTCGCTTCGAGAGCAGCGTCGCGATCAGACCGCGCATGGAGTGAGCCGTAGCATTTGGGATCCCGGCTTTCCGGCAAACCCGGTGCACCTGGTCGCGTACCCATTGCCGAGTATGAGGCTGATCCCCGCGACCACGGAAAATCGGATCCCCGGGCTCACGACCGTCGACCAGCTTCAGGAGCATGTCCGACAGGAGCTCGGGGACCTCGAGGGTCAAATCTTTCTCGTTCTTGCGATCCTCGACGTGGATGACGTCGCCGGGTCGCTCGTCTTCGTCGAGGTTGCCGCAGACCAGACCGACGATCTCGCTCGCTCGCAGGCCCAGGAGCACGGCGACGATCCCTGCGACGGCGCCGGAGTCCCCCGCTTCGACCATCTCGAGCGCGGCGCCGAACCAGACGCGGGCATCCTTGATCCGCATCTTGTACCCTGACTTGCCGAGGGACTTGCCCCGGGGGCGGAGTTTGCCGACCCCTTTGACCTTCGTCGCCGGGTGCTCCTTGAGGTGACCGCCGTCGACGCACCACCGGAGAAACGTCTTCGTCTCCTTGAGCGAGGCGCGGTGAGAGTCGGGGGCTAGGGGCTCGCCGGTCGTCTTGCTCGGCCGCGTCCTCAGGTCGTCATAGAGTCCCTGACAGCGCGACGGGGAGAGGGCGGCCAGAGGCAAGGGCTTCGGGAAGAAGCTCGCCAGGGCCCACTCGGTGCGCTCGATGGAGCGCTCCTTCAGGCCTCGTTCCCGGAGTTCGCGGATGTAGCGCTTGGTGAGGGAGTCGGTGGTCCGATCGAGCTGCGCGATCCCGGCTTTCAGGATCTCTACGTAGCGCTCGGCGTCCTTTTCGCTGCGAAACGCTCTAGAGACTTTCGAGCCATCTCCTGTAATTTCGATGACTCGGTATCGGTTTCGTCCGGCTTCGAAGTAGGGTCCGAGGATTCTTTCCATGGCGGTTCACGGTCGCTGATAACGCGATTCAGTCTACTGACTGCTTCTGTCAGGCCCCTGATCGCGGATAGGAGCTCGGGGTCAGCATCCATCCCGGGTGGCCTCGAAGATTCTCTCCGCGTGTTCGTAGTCGCTCAGGTTGAGGATCCTCACGATATCGTCGAATTCATATCCATCGCGCACGAACTCGCGGATCGCCATCGCCCGGAAGTGGAGGTAGTCGCCCCAGGGGTCACCCTGTCCGGGGTAGTCGGGGCCGCTCATGACTTACCGCCCCACACAAGGCACGGCCCATGCTCACCGACGTGGTGTTTGCCTTCGTGGCGGTTTTTGCGCTGGCACCGGTGACCGTCTAGGGTCTCGGGACACCTCATGTCCGTCTCGGGAGTCGCTTCGATACACGGATAGAAGACTCCGCAAGAGTCGCCATCGCCGTGCTCGCCGTAAAGCGCATCGGCGCAGACGATCTCCACGGCGGTGGAGAACGTGCTGAACTCCGAGTGGCAGTGCTCGAGAATCGCCTCTAGAGCTTCCTTGTACCGGTCGCGCTCCGCCTCGACTTTGCCGACCGCGGCGCGCATGGCCCAGATGATCTCTTTCCACTCGAAGCCTGTGCGGTCTACATAGTCCAGAGTATCGATGGCGATTTCGTGAAGCTCAGCGTCTGTCATTAGATCTCTCCGTTGCTCGGGTCAAGGTCCCACACGCGGCGATCAAGACAGTCGCCATCGTCGGCCGCGTCCTCATCGCGACCACTCCAAGTGTCGAGCATGACCAGCTCCAAGGCTCCGTCGACCCAGATCGCTACCGAGCACTCGGGACACTTCGCGTAGCTGTCCCCGTCGAAGCGCTCGAGGCATCGCCAGCAGACATCACAGCCGCAAGGCATCTCCGCCAGGTCGCAGAGCCCACACTGCGAGCAAGCACCTTCCTCGAAGGCGTGCGGGAAAGCGATCCGTTTGTCGGCGTCGTTCATGAGTAGTCGAACTCGATCCAGTTGTCACCCGCTGAGTCATCGTAACGAAGCATGTGCTCACAACCGTCGATCGTCTGGATCATGAAACCGCCGCCGCAAGCGGGTCGCATCTCTTTGATCAAGACGCGTTCTTCAACACCACCAAACTCTTTAACGACCAGGTAAGCCTTCATTGATCTCTCCGTTTGAAAAGTCCGGGCGGCGTTACCTATTACGCCCACAGCCAGCCGAAGCCGTCTGGTTGGATTCGAACCAACAACTCCCGAGTAGTGCGCGGCGGCCGAGTCGAACGGCCGATCTCCGAGATACTCATCGGAGCGTGTCCCCTGCCCGCGCGGTCGGCGTCAGCCGACGTTTACTTGCTGATGCCGAAGCGACCGAGGATGCTGCCACCGGTCGCCGGAGCACTTGGCGGAGCGACCGCGGGAGCAGGGGCGGGCGTCTCGGCGGCGACCACCGGAGCGTGACCGTCGAGCCACTCGCGCACCTTGACGATAAGCTCGGCCGTCATCGGATACGCGGTGTATGCGGTGTTGCAGACGACGTTTCCTTTCTTGTCGATGATCTGGCTTCCGTCATCCTTGTTCAGCGCCGGGCGGCTTCGGGCCCGCACCATGAGACCGCGTGCGTCATCGGTGACGATCGCGTTCATCATCGCCTCATCGGAGGCTCCGAGCCCTGCGCCGACCGCGGCGACAAAGCTGTTGAAGCGCTTCTGAGCGTAGTGCCCCTGCATCTTGTGGGCGATGTCGATGAACCAGACATCGCCTCTCTGCTCGGTCTCGCGCAGGGTGTCGGACTCGAACACCGAGAAGTCGGCTTCGAGCTTGCGCCCGCTCTCTCGCGTGTCCCCCATCTTCACAGGGCCTCGGAGAACCAGGACATGGTCACCGGCCGCGAGCTTGGGAGCGTACTCCGCCATGGTGCCAGCGTCGGAGATCTTCGCCAACACCGCTTTGAGATCTTGATTCGACATTTCTACGTTGCTCTTTCCTTCGGTCGTGGGTTGAAGTACCGAGGGATCACCCGTTTAAGAAAACGTTTCGGCCTCCGCGCGAAGGGTGGTTGACCAAGCCCCTGACCCTCTCGGTCGGTCAGAAATTAGAACGCCGGAGAAAACTCCGATATTCCAGCGATCAGTTTCTGCTCGGCTCCAATCGTCGCCTGGACGTAGGAAGCCCGTAACAGCGCTTTATCTATCTGTTTTGCCAGCTCCGGGGTGTGGGCATAGTACCACGTCAGAACACCGGTATTCTGACCAGAGCGGTGCAGGCGCCCGAGACAGTTCCCGACGACGGCGACTTTCCCGTGCCTCCGGGTTACGATGGCGCCCGTCGGGACAGAGACACACCAGACCATCTCGCCGGGGTCTGACTCCAGAACCCCCCAGGTAGGACGGCTGTCCCCAGAATAGCGCACGATGGTGCGCGTGTTGTCGTCGGAGATCCTCAGCATCCACACTTCTCGCTCTCGGGAAACGTTGCACCGGAGACCACGACGAACGCAAAGCGACTGAATCCGATCGGCGGCCGTTTTGCGGCCGGTCGCGATGTTCATCGTCCTCGAACGATAAGGATCGTAGGAGTAAGTTCCTGGCGTCTTGTTGCCGTCCCCAGCCCACAAACCAGCGAGGAACACGAGCAGCTGACGAGACGACATAGCGTCCAGGGTCGGTGGGAAATCCTTATCGATGAACCTGGCGAGGTCTCCCCAACCACGACCTTTCAGAGATCCCTTGTTGATGTCCCATCGATGTAGAGGAGACCTCTTGCCGAAGTTTGAAGGCTTCCGGTTGATGCTGTGTCTGTAGTAGAAACAGCAGCCCGCGAGCGTTTTCCTAATCAGGTGGATGACTGCAGGGTAGCGCTCCGATTGGAATAGTCGGACTGTGTTGTTGCTGAGGTCCAAACTACCATCCGACATGAAGAGTCCAATAAACATGAGCTCGTCATCGGTGAGCGGAACCCCTTCCGACTCCTGGGCCCCGGCGAGGGGGATTCTGGAGTGCCTCGGCAGATTCTCGGCGGTGTAGAAGTCAGGATCTGTGTAGTAGAACCCATCGCAACCGCCGTTACCCTTGCGGCGTTTCTTCTCCGCGATCATCCTGTGACCTGCGGTGACCCTGATGTCTAGGTGAGGGTTAGAGATCCCGTACATTGCCTCGCTGCCTAGAGTTCGCTCCATGCGAACGTGATTAGACGTCCAGACGATTGACCGGTTGACGTAGTTGTAGGCGGCGACTCGATTGCTAGCCCCCCACGGGTCATTAAGACCCACCCAACCACGTTCGGTCAGAATCTCCGTCTCTGAGTCGAGGCACTGCTCCCAATCCGTCGCTGACGCCGGAGGATGCCCGACGAGTTGGCGGTGGAACTTGTACTGTAGCCCGTCCCTGCCCCTGCCGTGGCTCTTGATGGACGCCACGATCGATCGGTCCCCGAGCTCCCTGCCGATGCGCTCGCCTGCGTCCGGGCCGCCGGTGTGGAGAGGCAGATCGCCAATCTCCGCCACCCACAGGCCAAACGCGCGCTTATCGTACCAGACGATCCCAGGCTCCTCGCGGGCCCATGCTGCGGCGTCTTCGGCGAGGTAGGGATGCAGCCGCACGGCTTCGGTGTCGGGGTCACGTCCCTTGTTGACCAGCGGCTTGGCTTCCACCCAGCGCTGAAAATGCTCTGATCTCCAGTGAGGGAGCGGCTCTTCTGATTTCTCCGTCGGCGCGTACCAGAGATCCTTTTTTCCGTCCCTCGGGTTGGCGTGAGCTCGAGCGGCAGCGCGGGCTACCAGGTCAGGGGAGTCCAGATGCGGCCGAGGTCGCTGCAGCATATCTCGGACTTCCCGGCGCCACGCCTTCCTAGCCGCGAGCCACTCTTCGATCTGCGGCGTCGTCTCACCGTTACGGAATACCCAGCGGTAGTAGAAGCCACAGGCGATTTCTGACGCGCAACGAAAGAACGAGAGCGGGTCAATGATTTCCTCGCCGTCGGGGCGCACGTGCTCGTCTCGGAGACGCTTCAGGGCTTCGGCGACCACGGCGGGAATCGCCGGCGCGGGTCGTTCCTCGATGACCAGCGACACGTCGACCTGCTTCTTGGTGCTCGTGACCACGCCGGGAGTCTCCGTGAGTCTTCGATGAATTGCTGAATGAATTGTCTCATCTCCTTCCATGAGGGCTTTTAGAGCTCCGGGGGGCGCGAGAAACTCGGCCGGGTCGATCGCCTTCGCCCAGTCCTCGACGACCTCGGGCTCAAGGGGTAGCGGCGAGCCGAACTTCAGAGCCATCGCGCTGAGATGATAATAGTCACGGATCGAGCTGTCGGTCAGAGATCCCGACCAGCCACAGAACCGGGTTTCTTCGTGGTCGGCGAAGTAGCGGGTGACTCGCCGCGTCCGTACCGCCGTGGCGTTGCGGATGCAGTCGCACTCGTCGGCGATGATGGTGTCGGGGCGGAGACTCTCGAGAAAGACGGTCGCATCGGCGCGTGAGAGCCGCTCGTAGCTCATGACGTGGAGCACCGGAGCGTCAGGGACTCTGGCGACCCAGTCTTTCCCGTGGACGATCAGGCCGGGAACGGTGAAGTGCTCGCGGACTAGCAGGTACTCGCGAATTAGCTGGTCGACGAGCTTCGCCGGCAGGAGTAGCAGCGCCGTCTTGCAATCCCGCATCGCCAGCGGCGTCAGAATATCGAGGATAGTCTTTCCGTCGCCGACGTTGATCGGCCCGAGAAGTCCCTGACGGAGCCCTATCTCATAGAGCGCCCAAGCCTGGGTAAGTCGCAGTCGTTCGATGCACGGGCGTCCGGGGCCGATCTCGGCGCACTGGCACGACGGGTTGTCGATGGCGTAGCGCTCGGTGATCAATTCGATGAGCGCCTCGCCGGTGAGTTGGTCGGGCTTCGGCCGGCGCGGGAGTGCCAGGATTCTCTTTAGATCTTTGCTAGGTAGGACTGGCGGCTTGCACCATTGATCGCGAGCGTTGTACACTGGGGCCGATGAAAGACGAAGGCGGGCTTTGGGCTAACTGGAAATGGCGCGGGTTTCTGCTGATGTTCGGAGCGATGGTGATGGCGTTCTTCAACGCAGCCGGCTCCGGGTCGGAGGGCTGGTATCAGATCGCCGGCGTCATCGCCCTGGTCGGCTTCGGGATGTTCGTCGTCGCCCGGTTCGACGACTAGCCGCCGCGGCGGTCTAGCGAGGTCTGGACGGGATCGAGCTCCGGAACGCTCTCGAGGATCTCCAACCGATATGCTGAGCCGCTCCTGGTTCGGAAGCGAATGACGTCGGGCTCTCCGAATCCCACGCCGATCGCGACGACTCGGGACGTGCTGAGCGCTACCCCGCCGCTTTCACCTTCGTAGACGTGGAAGCCCTTGCCGATCTTCGGGAGGTATGCGTAACCGGTGAACCCGTCGCCGTCGATACCGGTAGACGACGGCGGCCTGCCTCGGTGCCCCTTACCACGAGAGATCCGCTTGAGTCTGACTTTGACCATCACAGCGGCTTCGCTCCGGCGCGGATGAGAACGCTGAACGGGCTCTCGATCTCCACGACATCCGACCGGTGAAACACGAAGGCTTTGTTTCGATCGGTGTACGGTTCGGACGTGTATCGCCAACCTCCGTTGTCGTAAGGGTCTTTGACCCTTCCATCGGCGCCGATCTCGTTCGGGCGAGCATAGACGACGATAATCCCTGGCTCGTCCGGGCGATCATACGCGCGCTCGTCGACTGCTTCCAGGATCCCGAGCGCCAGAGTCAGCGCCTTTGATGCGATCTGCGCGTCGGTCGGGCTCTCCGACATGATCCTGTTTCTAGCGTAGCCGCTGGTGACGAAGCTGACCGACATGGCGGCGAGTAGATCACGGTCTTTCATCGCATCCCCCTGACATACCCACCCGGGGCGCAGCGCGGGCGGATCGCTTCGGCGACCACGGCGGCGAACTCCGTGCGCGAGTCGATGACGTAGACGCCGGGCTCGAGCTCGGACTCGCGAACCAGGGCGGCGAGGGCGCCTTTCCACTTGCCGAACGCGAGCGGGGACTTCTCCGGCGCGCAGCGGATATCCGCCGCACCACAGTTATCGGCGAGCTTGGCGGCGAGTTCGTCGGCCCAGCGATCGAGGCTCTTGATCGGGGTGCCGTCGGCGACGTCGGGGTAACAGTCCACGTAGACGCGGATTCCGTCGGGCCGCCACCCGGAGATATTCCCGACTGGGGCGCTGTTTTTCAGAGCGCGCCACGATTCAGCTTCCTTACGGAGCGACTCGATGATCTCGGTCTGCTGTTTGAGACGCGCTTCGTAGCTGTCGATCTTGGCGGCGAGTCTGTCAGCGTCTGCCTGGCCGGTCGCCGGAGCGCCGGCGCCTTCGTTCGTGGAGAGATCGAGCAGCGCTTGCTCGAGGACTTCGGCGGCGTTCTGTCGCTCCTTCTTGCCACACTTGCTCCCCTTGAGCAGATCCAGGGCGGCGGAGACGGGGCTCTCGACGGCGGCGCACGCTTCCGCCACGGCCTCCGGCGTCGAGTGACCCTCGACCGGGTCGGTCAAAGGGACCGTCTTCGTCGGGTCGTAGATCAGGACGGAGCCGCCACCGTCGACGATCGCGGCGGCGCCTCCATTCCAGCCCTCGACGGGCTCGGCGGCGAGCTCCGGCTTCGACTTCGGGGCGTCCGGGGGCAAGATGGCGGGGACGTCGCTCGGCTCGGGGTCGGGCACGTTGAGCTCCTGGGCGAGCTGCACGATCTCGATGGCCTGGGAGAGCGTCGCCTGCGCCAGGGTCCCGGACGGCGGGGGAGCGTCACGCCAGCGAGTGGCGGCCTCGCCGATGAGATTTGGGATGCCGTGACCGGAGCGCTTGATCTTGTCCACGGCGATCAGGAGTTCTCCGACCGTAGGTGAGGGCGGGGCAGCGGCGACCGCTTCGGCGGCTTCCAGCTCTTTCTTCCGATTGGCGAGGGCGGCGATACCGGGCATCTGTAGCAAGCTCATGGGTTTTTCTCCTGTTAGGTGTGCTGCGCCGGCGGCGCCGAAGATGTCGACCAGGGTCTGGTCTCGGGATGTCGGGCAATACGTGGCGTGAGGACAGCCACCGTATGCCTTGCAGGATCTTGTGTTATCTGGGACCTGAGAACATTCTGACTCGCGGGCCCAGTCGATCATGGAACGCGCCACGCCTTCGGCTCTATTCCAGCGCCGGGCGATATCTGACCGGGGAACGGCGATCGATTTTTTTTCTGACTTGCGAACCTTCGTCGAGAAATAGACGTGCGTCAGGCGCACCTCTTCCGGTCCGAAGCGCCGTGCGGCCCACTCCCCGTAAGAGACCATCGGGATCTGATCTGGGAGCTTCCCCGACGGCGTGGCGTAATCGAGATTGCCGGTGAATTTCCAGTCTTTGATCTCGACGGACTTCGGCAGACGCGGCACGACCAGGTCGATGTAACCGACTACCGGAATCCCCGCGGCGGTAAGGAGCCCGTCGTCGATGGAGTGCTCGATTAGCAGGCTCGAGTCAGGGTCGGGGATGTAGTGCTTTCCGGCCAGGATCGTCCGGTCGAGCGCCTTCTGCCCCGTGCGAAGGTAGTTCTCGATCTGCTCGTGGAGCTCGGTGCCTCTCGCCTGTGCCTTGCTGGTTGGCTCCTTCTTTCCGGCAACCTTATTGAACCACCAGCGACGCGGGCAGCCCCCGTATGACTCGGCGTCGGCGCTGGCGATCTGGCTGGGGCTGAGGTATTGGATGACTCCGTCGACGACGGCCTTACCGCGAGTCCAGACGCGGGGCACTCAGCAGCCCCGGATCTTGTCGAGAGCTTCCAGAAGGATGTCACGAGAAACAGCGGCGTGATGTGAGTTCTCGATGGCCTGATCGATGGCTTTCTCGGCTAAGTAAGCCAGCTCGAGAAGTCCTCGGAGAAACTCGTAGCTGGTCTGCCACGCCTGCGCGTCGGGGCAGTCGTCCATTAGCTTGATGAGCTCCCAACGATCCTTGGGTGTCGGGATCTTCATCAGGAGCCCGCCTTGTGCTGCCCGGTGCCGTCGCCGTTCAGAACCCACTCACGCGAGCGGTTGATCGCCATCTTGCGATCGACGGCTTCGTGGAGATCGAGCCCCATAGCCTCAGCGAAGGCGTAGAGAACGATCACGACGTCAGCTGCTTCGTCGACTAGGTCGATCGTTTTCGCGTGAGCGTCGATCTTGTCCTGAAGCTCGCGCCACTCTTTACGTGCGCGCTTGAACGCGGCGAACAGTGAGATCTTGCCGAACGTCTCGAGCTGCCATTTGGTGATCGTGCTCTGGTTCTCCCGAATCACAGCAGCCCCCTGAAGCTAGTCGCCGCGCCGCCGCAGAGCTGCCCGTTGGAGCAACGTCGGTAATGCGTCACGATGCCGACGAGAAATCCCCGCGAGTCGTAGATCGCACCTCCGGAGTTACCGGGCTCGGTAATCGCCGAGTGCTTCATGTCGCCGGGCTTAGGTCCCCAGGATTCAACCCATCCGCAGCGACGGACGCGATACGGCGACGCACCGACCAGACAGACCCGCTCGTCGATCCTCGGCTTCGGTCCGTATTGCACCAAGGTCCCCTTGAGCTCGGGAACGTATAGCTTCGCGACGTCTTCGTCTTCGTCGGCAACCAGGAGCTCCGCCTTGTATGCGTTCCCCCGCCAGTCCTCAATTGCGATCCCGAGCTTGCCAGGGCACTCGACGACGTGCGCGGCGGTGATCACCGTGAAGTCCTCGACGACGACACCCGACCCCCCAGCCATGAACATCTCACCGCCCACGGCGCAGATAGCCACGACCTTGACGGCGGACGCGACTTGCTCCGCGGGCGTTCGTCCGGGACGGGATTCCCCTGCGCGTGGATAGGCGCAGGAAACGACGAGACAGAGAACAGTCAGAAACTTCACTGAGAGATCCTTTCTCGAATAAGGAGCGCCATGACCCGGTACGCCTTGGCTGCCTCCACTGCGCCATCCATATAGGAGATTGCTTCCCATTCACCTGCGAAGTCGTCGGCTTCGTCGGCCAACTCCTCCAGAACCGCTTGCCACCGCGAAGCAACTCCGACTTCATCGCTACGCAGAATCTCCGGCGTGTTCTCGTCGTAGTTCCAGGCGAGCCACCCGTCACTGTCGTTCCTGTGCCAGTCGACGTGCCCTTTGGGCTTCTCGCAGCGGGCGCCATCGCGCTCTACGGCATCGCAGCGGATCACCCCGAGCCTGCGGTTAGCGGTCTTGAGCTTCTCTCGCAGCTCCTCGATCTCGTACAGGAGGGCGACCATCATGTTGGTCGGGTCCGGGATGTCTGCGATCGCCCAGCGCTCTCCGTGGCGGTACGCGCGAAGCGTTCCGCCGGAATCCTGAACCAGACGGTATTTCCCGTCGTCGAAAGAAACGTCGATTGCCATAGTCAGAGAACGTCAGAGGCGTCAGAGAAAATTCCGACGCTAGGTTATTTCCCCGTCGCCAGCGGACCGAGCTCACGGCGTCCGGCCTCGGTGATCACCCAGCCGACCGGTTTTTTGCCTAGTAGGTGCTGAGCGACGAGACCGCGGCGGAACAGGTCGGCGAGGATGATATTTACCCGCGCCTGCTGTCCCTTGACCTTCGTTCTGACAGCGGCCTGAGTCATATGCCGCTTCCCGCCGGGCATGAGAGAATAAGCGTCGCCAAGGGCCTCGAGAATCGCGCCTTCGTCCTCCGCGGAGCCTTGCTTACCCTGCGCGGTGTCCCACGTCGCTTTGACGGATTCCCCGGCGAGGTCGTCCTCGAGGGTGAGCGTCACGGAGAACCGTCCGGCACCCCGGGCGCTCTTGATCTCCGACGTCACGTCGGTCTCGAACCGGCAGCGACCGTCGCCGGCCGGTGCTCCGAGGTAGATTCCGCTGTCCACCGAGCCATGAATCGCACCCGAACCGCGCATTTTCTGACCGGCGCGACGCTTCGAAGTGTCCCCAGTCGATTTGGCGCTGTGGTGGCAACCGAGGACCGTGCAGCCCGCGACGGTCTCGATGGCACGCAGGCGGCGCATGACCTCGGCCATGTCGTCGCTCTTGTCCTCCTGTCCGCTGTGCAGATCACGAAGGGGCTCGAGGATCAGGAGCTCGACCTTGCCGGAGTCCCGCTCGATTCTCCGCAGCGACGCGATCACCAGCGCCAGGTCTTCATCTCGGAGCAAGTCGAGGAATCGACCGCGGGGTTGGACGTGGAGCATCGCCGTTCCATCCTCGATAGAGAGATCACGGCCGGCGATGATGGCGCGGGAACGGTTGCGGACCGAGCGATCGAAGTCCTCGGCAAAGAAGTAAGCCACCCGGCGGGGCTTGCCGGTCGGAAACTTCCCACAGACGGGCGTTCCGGTCGCGACTCCCAGAGCGATCTCGCACGCGATCCACGTCTTGATCGATTTGGGCTCCCCAGCGATCAGCCCCGTACCGCCCTCGGTCAGGAGTCCCTCGACGAGCCAGAGCGTCGGAGGATACGTCTTCGTGTGAAGGTTGATCGCGGGCTCGAACAGGAGCTTGACCTCGCCTGCCTTGCTCTCGTTCCTCAGCGCGGCGCGAACGTCGACGAGGGCCTGAGCGAATAGCTCACCGTCGGAGCCGGGCTCGGGGGCGGGGAGCGAGATATCAACCGGGTCAGGGATCCAGTCGATCCCGAGCCACTTGCATGCTTCGCCGACGGCGCCGGCGGGGATTCGCTTCGCCAAGGTGGGCCAGCCCGAGACGTCCTCACCGGCGGCGACCTTGGCGATCGAGCTCGAGACCTGTGCTGAGCGCTTGTCTGGCTCTCCAGAGTCGCCGTTGACGGTGGCGGCGATGGCGGTGATGAAGTCTTCCGCGCGCTCCTGGGGCCAGCCAGCGTGCGCGAGGGCCCCGGCAAGGGCCAGACTCGCGTAGTGCCGCCCTCGCTCTGGCCAGTGGCGCGCTAGCAGTGTAGCGGCTGCGTTGTCCGCGGTGCTGGAAAGTCCTGTGACCTCGATACCTTGTCGAATTTCCGCGACGTTCCGCGGAGGGGGCGGTTTATCGGCCGGGGTGGCAGGGACCTCGCCGACGGCGAACGTCTTGCCCTTGTTCCGCTCCGCAACGAACGCCGTGCCCTTGGGGCGGGAGGGCAGAAAGTAGATCCGGCTTGCGTCTGACGTGGATTCGTCGGCAGGGAGCCCGAGCTTCTGCATCGCCACCGGCCAGAACTGATCCCATTCATCGCCGGCGATCGGCTTGTCGAGCGGGATGACGACACGGAGACAACGATCACCTGGGCGGTCGGAGTGGCTGGCGTGGGCGATGTATTCGTAGCAATCGATCTTCTCGGCGGAGGCTAGGAGCTCGCTCTCCGTCATATGGTCGAGATCGACGACCAGGGCGTTGACCTGCTTGACGTTCTTCTTAGCCCGGGGTCCGTCGAAGACGGCTGGGGACCACGCCGGGCCGAGCTTGTGAGGGCAGCTAGATCCCTCACAATGAACACAGTCTGTCTCCCTGACGTGCGCCAGGAGAGTCGACAACTCGTCCCAGGTCAAATCGACCTTCTTCGGAGCGTTGTCCGTCTCCGACGCGAAGTAGCTGAGCTCCATCAATTTCCGACGATTTGCCAGCCGCCGTCAGAGAACATCGCGCGCTGTGATTTGACCAGTCTACGCAGTGACCCGGCGACGTGTATGTCGTACCGCCCGAGTAGCTTGCAGACGGTGTAATGAACGTCGATGGTTCTGATCCCCGGGTGCTCGAGGAGAACGGAGCGCACGACGGCGTCAAGGGCGTCGTCAGTGATGTCCATTCCCGCTCCAGTCCTCGTAATGGATCACGGGTCGGGAATTGACTGCGTCGATCAGAAAACCCTTGAGTTGGTTCAGAAGCTTCTCGTTGCAGCTCCGAACGGTGAAGACGGTATAGACGCAGATCGCGGCGGTGATCCCGGTCAGAAGCAGATGCGCCCAGATCACTCCGCACCCCCGTACGCGAACTCGATGACACGGGGCAGGTGGTCGAGCATCCACTCATCGCCGGGGTCATTCTTGGTCGCGTGAATGTCGCGGTGTCCGACGCTGGCGAGGTGCTTCGGCATCGGGTAGGCGTTGACGATCGCGCGGGCGACTCGAGCGGCGGCCTCAACCTGCGCCGGGGTGTAGTCCTCGCCGTTGAGCGACACGAGCTCGATCCCGACGGCGAAGCGATTGGCTACTCCAACGTCGGGGATCGGCTTCGAGAGCTTGCCGCCGGCGTGCCACCCACCAGCGGTGAGCGGGAGCATCTGCCAGATGCGACCGTCTTCGTCGATGGTGATATGCCAGGATGAAGCGGGGTCAGTCTTGATCCTGGCGTGGCAGCGGCGCTCGGCCATGTTCTCGGCGGTGTTTGGACCCGTCGCCGTGTGGTGCCAGACGATCGCCTGGGGCGTCGGGCTCTCCAGATGCGCGTAGTACCAGGACGGGTGAGACGGGCGCAGGTGAACGCCGCGACCGACGAGCCAGTCAGCCGACGAGACGTAGAGCGACTCTAGGTCGCCGAAGCCAGATCTCGGAGTGGCGAAAGCTCGCTGCTCCTCGAGGGCTTTGACGGTCTTCGGCCCGAGCATTCCGTCGACCTTGAGTTCGAGTTCTCTCTGGGCGATGATCGTGAGCTCGGTGACGATTTCTTGTCCTGGGTCGCCTGATGCTCGGTTGTACTCGTCGGCTTTTCTTCGGTTCACTTCGAATCCTTCCAGGGCTGTCCAGGATCTCTGGGCAACAGGTTGAACTGGACAGCCTGCTCAATGGCCATGTTTAGGCTCGCGCTGGCGTGCGCGACGTGAGGGAGTCCCGACTCGTCGTCGGTGGCGTAGGCGGCGGCCTTCATTCCATCGACGTTCTCGAGGTTGGGATCGCCTGCCTGGTGATGCTCCATACTGTCGAGGGCGTCGCCGATATGATCCTGAGCCGCGCGCAGGTATGCGCGGAGGCGCTCGAAGTCCTTGGCGACGCTTCCTGTGGGTCGGAGGTAGTTCGCGCGCTCGTACTTGTCGTTTCCGTATTCGCAGGCGCGGGCGCAGTAGACCCGGAGGGATTTTCTAACGTGCGTCGTATCGGGCTTGATGCCGGAGTTCAGCGCCGCTTTCATGTCGCGAACGGGTCTAACCGTCTCGCAAACGGTGCACTTAGGGTCGATACAGGTATACAGATCGTCGCTCACGGCGAAATTCTCGACCACGGCGGCTTGTCGAGGGTTGCTCTCGACGCTGTCGGAAGCACCTCCGGTGAGACACTCTCCTTGACAGGAGATTGAACCGTTAGGGCACGACGCAATCTGTTCGGCGTTGTTGGGACAACTCTGGTCGCAGCACCAAGCGCATGGGTGGGGGCACTTCAGAGAGTCGCAGACATAGCCATTGACACAGGCTCGGGCGTTGTAGACGACGCTCACGCTGCCCCCATTTCCGCAATGATCTGCCCGACGCCGCGGGTGGCTTCATTGATTCGTCCCCAGCGACGGTGATAGGTGTCGATCCGCATCGACCGTACCGAGCGATAACCGCCCTCGCGGTGATAGCCGTCGGTGCCGGCGAGGGTGTTTAAGGTTTCGATCTTCACCTTGTGGATCTCCTTGCGGGTCTCGTGGTGGACGTGCCCAGTGTAGAAGTAGCGGTTAGGGCACGAGCTCCAGTCGTCGGCGCAGTCGGCCGCCATCGTCAACGCGAGCTCGGTGGGCTTGACTCGGTGCCCGTGATTGAAGCCGATCAGATTCGCGCCGAAGCGGTGCCACTGAAACGCCGTCGGAGCCGGGTCAATGACAACCCTGGGCTCGTTTTCGTAAACCATCATCAACGCCATTCGTAAAGCGGCGGTGCTCGCCGGGTCGTGGTTTCCCGGCACGATCTTGACGTGGCAGACCCTGAACTTTTTGATAATGAGGTCGATGGACCGGCGGAAGATTCGCCCGCCGAGCCTTAGGATCTCTTCGTAACGGCCGGCGGCGTCGAGGGCGTTACCTCCCTTCGGTGTCTGGTTGCTGAAATTGTCAACGTGGTAGGTGTCGCCGACCGTGGCTAGCAATGCTTCGTCTGCGTTGTCGGCGGCCTTGACGGCCTGAGCGATCGACTCGATCATGAGTCGCTCGACGATCTCCAAGTCGAACCGGTTGCCTGTCTCTTGCTCCCAGGCGAGCAGCCCGATATGTGGATCGCCCCATGCGAAGAGCTGCATTAGCTCGCTAGTGACGTGCTTCGGCGCCTTGACTCTGGTCGCGGGGGAGTGACCCTCGAATAGTCCCTTGATGTACTCCTCGAGAGCGCGCTGTCGCTCTTCGTCCTCGCGGGTGGAGATGAGCCAGCCGCCGGTTTCCTCTAGGGTGCCGTCCGTGTGGCGCTTGTATTGGATGGAGCGCCGTTTGACCGCGAGCCCTTCGCCGACGAACTCGGAGTAATCGCCGTTCGGCATGATGCCGTCTCGAGGACCGCCTCTTTTTCGGCAGCCCTTGCACTGCGCTCGGTAACCGTCGATCGAGTCGGTGCGCTTGGAGAACTCCCCTAGCGGCTTCTCGACGTGGCAGAGAGAGCAGCGCTTTTGGTGATCAGGCATTCATCTCCATAACGTCAGAGAAGTCTCTGACTATTCCCGGGCATACAAGATGCCGGCCACAATGCCGGCGGCGAACGCGGTGCCGACGGCGCCGGACAACAGAATGTTCCGCTTGTTCGCCATGCCCCGGTAGGAGTCCCGCTCGGCCTGCAGGCGCGTCTCGGCGTCCTGCAGGCGGCGGATCTCCTTGTCTAGCGTGAGCCACTCGGGCTCGGGGACGAAGACTCCGGGGGGGATGTCAAGCTCCGAGCCGCCGTCGGTCATGCAGTGTGACGGCGTCAGAATCCGAGTAGGTTCTGACGCTGCAGTGCTCGAGAGCAGTAGGACCACGATCCCGACCAGGAGCGCGATCACCCGCTTGGCGGCGAGCGGGTTAGCGGACGTCACGGGGGGCTCCGACTATGCCGGCGGCGCCGGTGCTAGGGTTCTCGGCTACGGCCTTGTCACCGGCGGCCGAGGCTACGGTGTCGGGATCCGGGCGCGCGAAGACCCAGAGCAGCAGATCGATCACCGGGTGGGCGGCGGCGGGGAGCTTGTTACGAAGCCAGCCGAGGACCGGCACACCGAGCTTCTTGATCAGCGAGAACCCACCAGCGGCGGCGACAGAGACTCCGAGAGCGGGCAGGAGGGCGGCGGTCACGGTGACCCCGGCGGCGAGAGCGGCGGCGACAGCGGCGCCGAAGGAGCCTAGTAGGACCAGGACAGCGGCGCCGGCTCCGGTGCGAAGGAACGAGAGCGGACCAGTCTTCGGAGCGTACTCGCGGGCCAGGCGCACGGCGAGAACCAGGGCGACGGCGGCGGCGAGCCAGTATTGGCCCCCGGTGACGGCCGTCAGAATCATTTCTGCCAGGTCGCCGGAGGGCTGGTCGACAAGACCCGCGGCGAACGCGGTGGCGGTGAACGCGATCATGCCGACAGCGAACGCGCTGGCGACGGTGATTAGGAGTTTCATGGGTTTACCTTTCCTGAGTCGGGCTAGAAGGCTCCACAGGCGGAGACGGCGATCTGACAGATCGTCGAGTATTCTGACGCCAGGGAGTGACAGATTATTCCGCCCACGGCGCCTAGGAGAGCCGCGTAGCGCCGCCACTTACGTGCACGCTTGCGCTCGTCGGGGATTTCCTGTAGGGTGTTACTCATGCGTTTAGCGTTGATCTTGGTGGCGTCGGTGGGGTGTTGCCCGGTGGCGATCGAGGGTGTCGTAGGCGAAGAGGTCGAGCCGCCGGCTGGGGCTGAGGAAGCGATCGAGCTTATTCACCAGGAGTACATGGCGGCGTTCGATAGCCCTCGACGTGAGGTCTCGGTGACGTGGGTGACGAGTATTGAGCTTGAGGGTCGGGAGAAGTTGGGTTTGGCATATGCTTGCGATGATCTCTGGGTTGTGTTTGGTGAGAAACCTTCTGACACCGCCTTGAGCCACGAAGTCGCACACTGCTACGCGAAGCACGTGCCGGAGAGCGGCTGCCTTATGGATTCTCCCGGGCACCCTGAATCGTGGGTTTGGGGCAGCGGTGGTTTGGTGTCTGTGACCAAGCAAGTATTGCGCGACGCCAGCATCTAAGGTCTGTCGTAAGTGATCTCCGCATAAGAAACGCTGGTGTCTGGCAGCCCTCCGTTGCCAGTGACCTGCGCGCGGAGAACATATGAACTGTCCTCTAGGACAGTGTGATCAATCGAAGCCATGGTGACTTCGGCTGCGGCCGATGAGGTGCTAGCGTTCGCCAGAGACGTCTCGGATCCGTTGCGCGGTACGCGATAGAGATTGCCGTCCACGGTCAACCCAGATGTGTTGTCCTTGACAAAGAACAGCACCGAGCGGATGCGGTCCCCAGCCCTCAGAGTGATTGGGAAGTCCACTCCGTGCTCGTCGGTGTCGGTGGTACCAATGAGCACGATCTTCTCCGCACTGATAGATCCAGCTTCCGAATCCAGCTGAGCATCCCTGGCGGTCTGAGGGTTCAAGACTAGCTTTCGATCACCGTGCGCCCCGTCAGCAGCCAACTCGCCGGCGGCGTTGATTGACAGCGACTCGGCGCCAGAGCCCGGGGCTTCGATGTCGTCGAGCCACGCCGTCCAGTCGTAGGTGACGCGGTGGATCCAGTTGAAGACGCTAGACGGAGGGGTCTGGTTGGTGAGCCATCCGGTATCTTTTTCTTGACTAGAGGGTTCTGACTCGTTGCTTTCGTCGGTGCCAAATCTAGGTAGATCGGTGGGTTTCGCCATTACTCTCTCCCTGCGAAGCGACCCTGGTCGAGCCCTGGGCCAATCATGATGAATTGAGGATCGTTAGCCGGCGTCAGCGTGTTGTCGTTACCGCTCGCGTCGGAGTAGTCGCCATTAAGCCGCCAGTCCCCCTCGAGGTCGGTCTGCGACGCGGCACCGTCCGCGATCTCCTCGTCGGTGAGGGCACGGGACCAGACCTTGACGTCTCGGATGTCTCCACGCCAAGTGCTCAGACCGGTACCCAGGGCCCCGATACGAAAGTCTGCGGTTCCGTCGAAGATGGACGCCACCGCGCTGCCGGTCGTGGCGAGCTGAGGCAGCTCCACCCCGTCGACGAAAATGGAAGTCCGATCTCCGATTGTACTCCCCGCTGCGGGGTCGAAACGAAACGCCACCCTGTACCACTCGTCGAAGTCGAGCTGACTGACGTCTACATAATATTCAGTGTTGGCTGACCCGTCGGCAGAGAGGTTCAAGAGTAAGCGAAGCGTTCCCTCCGCCGGTCTGTAGAGTGTTGCTTGGTACGACTCCTGACCAGTGTTGAACTTCGACGCAACGGTATAGAACGAGTGGTTGGGGTCGGCGTCGTTATTCTGAAATCGCACCCGCGACTCGATCGTGAGCGCCCCCGTGACGTCGAGCCCCGTCTGCGCTCCGTCGGTGATCGCGGCGTACTGGGAGTCGTCGCGCTCGAGGTGGAGGGCCTCCGTGTCATTGTCGAACTTGAAGACGTCCTCAGGCTCGCTCTCGCCCCACTCCAAGATCGTGCGCACGCCGCCGCGTCTTCCCTGGTTCAGAAACTTGATCGTGACTTCCGCCGCGCCTGACGTGATCGCCGCGTCGCGGATGCGGAAAACCATCGTCCGGTTGTGCTGGTGTACAAACTCGATGCGAGGATCGAAGTCTGCTAGCGCGAGCTTCGCGATCCGGATCAGTTCCTCCGGCGTGCCCGAACTTCTGTTGATTGCAATCCTGACGTACAGGAAGCGTCGGTAAGTGTCGTCGTCGTTCCCTAGCCGGGGCTGATTGACGATCACCCCAATCTGATCGAGCTGGTCGCCGATCGCCGTGTCGATGTCTCGCTCCGTAAGTAGCTGCCACAGCGCATCTTCAAGGGGCTGCGCCGGGGTCATCAGCACCGTCAAGAACGCTTTTAGCTTTGGCTTGTCCCGGAACTGAGACGGCAGCCGCGCGAGCCCTCGCTCGACGTGGTCTTCAATCTTGGAGATCACGGAGTACCGTCCGAGCTGGTGACGTCGACTCGGCTCGAATCATAGTCGGCGATCTGTCGCGTACTGATCGCCACGGTCGTCGACGTCGACGGAGACGCTTCGTCATCGAGCAAAACCTCGGTTACATCGATAACTCCGGCGACAGTGAAGCAAGCGGCGCTAATCCTCGAGGCGACGGCGTCAACCCCGGTCACACCACCAAGTGCGGCAATCGCCGCCTTGACCTGCGTGTCGCCGTCGCTCGGGTACGTGGTCGCGTCTTTCGTCAGAGTGACTTCGACGTGGATCTCGACCTCGGTCGGGCGCGAGAATTTAACCGTCTGCTCGGTTCCCTCGGAGTCGACGACGGTACCGACCTCCGTGCCGTGCGTGTCACCGCCGCGGAAGTCCCAAAGAGTATCCCAGATGTCCTGATCCTCACCGCCCTGAACCAGCGCTTCGATATGCCCGGGCGGGATGCCGTCGGCGTCGGTCACGTTGGTGATATTTTCGAAGACGGTCGCGGCCGTGACGCCCGGGGTGATGTCGGGATCGATCAGGCCCGCGCGGATGGCGTCGACCGTCGACTTACCCTGACCGGTCAGCTCATCGACACGACGAAGCCGGAGCTCTTCGTCGGTCTCGATGTTCCGCCCGAGCGTAGCGTCAAGCAGGTTGATCACCGAAGTCCAGCCAGTGACCGGGGTCTCGATCTCGGTCAGGTCCCCGGACAGCGCGACCAGCGGACCGGTCTCCACGGAAGTAGCCTCGACATCGACGGCGGCGAGACCGTCGCCGAGATAGATCCAGGTGACGGTATTGTCGGCGAGGGTGTCGCCCTGGTCGAGCCCGTCGGGGTCGGGTCCGTCCGGGGTGTCGCTGGTTCCCGCGACGGAGCACTGCCAAGCGGCGTCGGTGCTCGAGACCCGGTCGCCGACGGAGTACGCGGTCGACGCCACCCACGCCGTGAGCGCGGCTAGCTCGACATCGGCGGCGGTCTCGAACACTACCCCGGTGCTCAGGGTAGAGACCCGAGAGCCTTCTCCGACCTCTGTAGTGTCGTCTCCGGTGAGCGTCAGGGTCGCCGTCGACGATGACGCCGGCAGCCTGAGGGTCCCTGTGAGGGCAGAGAGAGACGCCAGGCGGTCGTCTTCGGCAGCGCTCGGGTCGGTGGCGTGGTAGACAGCTTCGCTCAGCTCCCAGACGGCGGCGATTCTCTCGGCGACGATGCCGATGATCTTACCGTCGACGGACCCGTCAGAAAGATCTACGGAGTTTCCGAACTCCTCGCGGAAGTCAGAATTCATGCCCTCCCGGACCTCGGGCAGGGTCAGGGACACGAAGCCGGTTTCAGTCAGACCCGCCAAGGTATCAGAATCCTACCGCAGTTTGACCCGAGGTGTCGCCGAATTCGGTACGTACGGCCCAATCCACGGACAATGCGCGGGTTTGGCCGTCGAAATCTGCCGTCAGAGAAGTGATCTCCACGACCCCGGGGGACTTCAGGAGCTCCGTCCGAATGATCTCCCGGGCACGGGCGCGGTTGAACTTCCGCCCGAGCAGGTCTTCGAAGTAGGGCACACCTTCGTCGAGGTTGAGAAACCACTCGCCGCGGAACAGGCGAAGCCGCACTCGAATCCCCTGCGCCACGGCTTCGAGACCGCTGACGAATTGGATCGGCACGACTAGATCGCCGTCGGCGTCGAGCTTGAAATCAATTGGTTCGTTAGCTAGTGGCATCGAATACCGCCCAGATTGTCGCCGTGGTTTGGAAGAGAGTGTTTGAAAGAGTTCCGAACGGGGACGAGACGATCGACAACCTGTCCCCGGCAGAGAACGCAATC